CTACCATTTTCAACATAAGTATTAGTTATGTTAAATATTCCTGTAGGTATCTCAGTATCTCCTGTTACTGGTTTAATAAAAGGTTGCTCATAAATATTATTTTCAGCATCAGGCAAGTTAGAAATATCAACTTTTAAGTTATCCCCTCTATTTCTTAATTTTGCTTTACCTAAACTGTTTTCAGCTTCAAATAACTTTTTTAAGCCACTAAAAATTGTATCAGGATCAGTTGTTTCAATCTTCTTAATAAACTTTTCAGCAGCTTTTTCCATTATACCTTGATACTTTTCATAAGGCATCATGCTAGCTAAAGAAAACTTACTTGAGTTCATACCTGATTGTAAGAAAGCATAAACAGGAAGATTGTTAAAAAACTCACTTATATAAAGATTAGCTTTACCATCACTGTATTTTTTACTAGTTAATTTAGGTTTATCTACATTAGCTAAATTTTTCCATTGATTAAAATACTCACTAATTAAACCTTCATCAAGATTCTCATAATTTTTTAATTGAAAGTTTAATACATCTCTATAAAGAGGCATGTTAGGTATACCTTGAGGCATAAACTGTTTTAGCATTGAATACTTAGTAAGATCACTCATTTCAGGATAGTTTGTAATAATATCCATTAATTCTGTAGCTATTGTATTGTCACCAGATCTAAATAACTGCCATATGTTATAAGTGTTAGTTAAAGCTTTATTAGCTAACATGTCCTCATAAGTAAGGTTATTTAATCTATTAACATATTCTTCATTAGTTTCTTCATCTGTTTGTTTATACTCTTCAATATTAGAATCTTTTAATCTCTTTCTTCTGGTAAGAAACTCATTTGTATCAACAACATCTTCAAGACTATTTCTTTTTCTTAAATATTCTCTTTCTAAACCAAACTCAATAAAATCAGTTCTTAGTTTTTCATTAGGAATAATGTAAGTCTTATCATCATCTCCCATTTTTACTATACTTGGAAATGCTTTGCCATTGATAGGAGTTAAACCTCTACTCTTATAAGAATTTACATCTGTACTACTAGATAAATATAAAGCCTTATCAAAATCTTGATTAAGTTGTTCTAAGAACTCAGGATTAATAACTTCATTATTATATTCAGTATCTCCAGACTTATAAGCTCTTAACTCATTAGCAAAGATATACTGAGAAATAAAGTTTTTAAACTTAGTTATATAAGTTTCACTGTCATACCCTGTAGCTTTTTTTGCTGCAGATATAGCTTTTCTATCTTTAAAAGTTCTAATAAGAAAGTTGTTTAACTGAGCATCATCTCTTAACTTAAATAATCTACTGAATAACCTTCTAGCAAATTCTTGTATAAAGTAAGGAGATATGATACTATCTGTAGATAGTTTTTGTATTGGTTCAGGATCTAAACTTGGTGTATTCATAAGACCAGCTACACCTTCAATTTTTGCTTGAGCTGAATATAAATCACCAGTAGGCTTAGTATCAGGATTCATTTCTTTTTTCATTGCATCATAATCCTCAATAATTTTTTCTACATATAAGTATTCTAAGAAGCCAGCTACTTGATTTTTATCATTATAGTTTAACTTTGATTGTACTATTTTTTCAAGAGTTTCTTTAGTAAAACTTGTAGGAGTTTTAAAATAATCTAAAGCTGTCTTAATACCATAAAGATTACCTATATTCTTAGTAAGAATAAAAGATTCAGCATCTGGCAAATATTCTGAAATAGTATTTAACATTTTAGGAGCTACATCATATTGACTACCAAAATTAAATAATTTTGATAATTTAGCTTTAGCTTTAGCTTTATCTTTAACATACTGTCTAGTCATTGGATTAGATACAAAGTATGCTATACTTTCAATAGGCACACCTGCTTCTAATAAGAATAAAAACTTGGGCACTACTTCTGGATTACCTTGTAAGTAAGCTATCCAAGCATCTTTACCAGCATCCACAAAACCATTCATCATCTGATTAATGATATCAGCAATAGAATTTTTACCTTCTTTATCCATAATATGAGATAAAGATATAGCACCATCAAGTTTATTATAAGGAAGATTTAAGGTTAAAGCAATTTCTGCAAGTTGTTTATTCCATTTAGTACTTGTAACCCATTCATTTGTTTTTTTATTAAAGTATCTTGTAGTTATAGGTACACTAGCTACAACATTCATAGATTTGTTCATTTTACCCCCTGCCATATTAAGCAAGTTATTGATGTAGTTATCTACAGCAGCAATACCTAATGAGTCTTTACTACTAAAGTTTTCTTGATGTTTTTTAATATTGTAAGTCTCAGTATAAATTTTTGTAGGACTAATTCCTTTTTTATACATAGTTTTACCAGTCATTAAAGATTTGGTAAAATCAGTTTCATTATCAGCTTCTTGTATATAACCTTTTATCTTATCAGCATAAGGCTTAACTAAGTTAGTATCATTTGGAGACATTAATGAAGCAGCTAGTTCAGGTAACTCAAGAATATTAACCATATCTTCAATTAATTTATTCTGAAGACCACCTCCTAAGTTATTTGCATTATCATTAAGATCAGCAAGTTCACCATAAACTTTACTAAGTTCAGATTTATTATTATATAGTATCCTTAAAGCTCCATCAACAGCATCAAGATCTTCTAATGTAATTCCTTTTATAGAGTATTCATAAATAAAAGCAGCTTTAGGAAAGAATTCTTTTACAAGATTCTCTACACCGGGCTCATTCATAATTTTTATAATCTCTTTACTTTTAAAACTTGTAAGTGAATTTAATAAATCAGCATCAATATTTAAGCCTCTAGCTCTTATACTAACAGCTTTTCTAAAGTCATTAAGTTTAAGATTAACATCTAACCATTGAGCTTGTTTTTTATCTTTAAGTATTTCAATAGCTTCTTTAGTAATTTTTAAATCTTCAAACTTTTGTTCTAAATCTTTTCTTTCTGCTTCAATTCCTTCTTTATCATACTTAGTCATTAACTTACCACTTTTAGTAAGGAATGGCATGTATGTAGTCATCTTATCAACATCAAAGTCAGTACCTGATTTAGCTACAATCTCAGCAGGAATAATAATAACTGGTCCAGCCTCTGGTCTTAAGAACTCAGCTACTTCACCAAACTCCATAGAGTTATGCCCTTGTACTGGAATCCTTACACCTGTAAGTCTTAATTTTTTATTATTTTCATCATTACTTCTCCAAGCTTCAACTCTAAGCATTTCATTTAATCTAATAAAACTAGCATCAAAGTCAAGTTCTGGTTCCTCATCTTTACCTTTTTCTTTATATATAGCAATAGGTTTTCCTGAATTCACATATTTACCATCTTCATTAAGAATAAAGTAATCAGTTTGAAATAAATTTTCATCCATCTTACCAAGAGCTCTTTTGAACATAAAGCCAATAGTTTTATTTATACCATCAGCTATATAAGATCTTAAACCATTAGTTCCAAAATCATCATATTTTTTTATTTCTTCTTTAGTAGGGTTTCTAAATTTAGTATTTTGCATGAAGGCTGATGATACCTCTACTAAAGGTTCACCTTTTAATTTGGTTTTAACTAATCTGTTATTAACCAAAGCCATAATCATTTTTTCAAATCTAGCAGCTAAAGGACTATTACTTAGATCTAATTTAGTAGTATTTGATGATGAATCAAATGCTTCTCTTTCATGTACACTAAAGCCTTGTCTTTCTAGTTCTTTATCTAAAACTACAAGCATTGACTTAATTTTAGCATCATCTACATTTTCAGCATATAAATCATCTTCTGTCCAGCCTAGTTCTTCAAGTAATTCTTCTTTTTTAAACTTTACATAATCATCAATACTATTTTTAAATTCTTCAGTATAGTCATGAAATTTACTTTCAACTCTTTTGTACTTAACTTTAGCCCAAGCTGCCTTTGCTTCTTCAGGACTGTTAAAGTTATTAGCTTTAATATAATCTGTTGGTACACCATAAGCATACAATAAACTAGTTATTAACTTACGTAACTGAGTTGAGAATGTAGATTGTTGTTTAAAGTAAGTATTAACTGCTGTTTGGTTTTTTAAGTAAGCAATATAAATAGTATTTGGTGTAAAAGTAAAGTCAGTTTTAAGATTACTTGTATCTCCTTCAAATATAGAATCTCCAGTACTTTCAGGACTAGACTTTATATGTGATCTTTTAGAACCAGATGTGAATGTAATATAATCAATGTTTTGAGAAATCATTGCTTTATGTAAATTATTAGCAGGAAAGTCTTTAATAACACTTGGTATTAATGGAAATAATGAATATTTATGAAAAGCTTGTATAGGAAATCTACCAACTTCTGTAGCAAGAGGTCCATTGTATTGTAATTTATATACAGGGAACATGTTGTTTAATTCAGTAGCAGTAATTGTTTCTCCATTTATAACTCTAAAGTACAAAGCATCTTGTTCATCTGACCAGTTACCTTCAGCTTGTCTAAGTATTCTATAAGTATCAAAAGTAATTAAAGCTTGACCATCAGCATCTTGAATGTCAATAAAGGCTTTCATTTTACCACCTTTAAATACATTACTATATTTACCATTTTCATCAACCTCAGCATTACCTGGCTTACCTGTTCCAGGATCAACACCATATAAAGCTACATTAATTTCATTATCAGTTAATCCTTTATCAGTATAATCTCTTTTAAATAAATCTCTATACATAGTAAAGTAAACTGAAGTAACTTCACTTTCTTGTATAATTGCTGAATTAAGAGTAGGACTATAAGTTCTTACTTCTTTTTCTGCAATAATCTTATCAGCTATAAGTTTTTGTTCATAAGGTCTTCCTACTTTAGCATCAATAAAGATCTTAGTTAATTTATCTACTGGAAATATAGTACCTCCAGATTGAGAACCAGGAGCTCTCTTACTCATCTCATCTTTAGTATGATCAAATTGAAAGCCATCTCCTTGTAATAAAAAAGTAGTTTCAGTCTTATGTATAAAATTATTAAGCATGTAAGATCTTACAGCTGCTTTTTTAATATTCAACTCTACATCTAATGGAGTAGCTCCATAAATATTATTTTTTTATTTTGCATTATTTGCTAAATCTTTTAAGATAAGATCTTTTAATATTGCAGGTAAAGGTTGATCAACTCCAAAAATTGGATCAAATAAATCTTTATTATAACTTTCTTCTAGCTTATCAAAAAACTTAACAATATTATTATCTAGTTGTTTCTTTAATGCTGGATTATCATTTAATACTTTATATAAGTCACCTTGCTCATTTAATTTTTCAAATATTTCTTCAGACTTTAAAGCCTCTTTAAGACCTGGAGCACCATCAAGTATCTCATCAAAAATGTCAAACTCAGTACCTCTTTCAAATCCTTTAATATTGTTATAGTATTCAGGGTCAGCTTTAATCATTGCAATTCTTCTGATCTCACCTTCTAACTTAGGATATAGCATATCTAATACTTTTTGCATTGGATTATACCCCATTATAGATTTACCAGCAGCATCTTTCATAAAAGCTACAGTATCTACATATAAACCTTTATTTATTTTTTCATCATAAGTATTAATAATATCAACTTTAATTCCAAAGTTAGAACTTTTATCACCAGCTTGAATTCCATCCATATAACCTCCACCAAGAGTAGAAATAAATACAGATAATGTTTTATCTAAAAAACCCATTTTAGCACTAGTAGTACCATCACTAACAAAAGTTTCATCTATATAACTAACACCACTAAGATCACGGTAGTTAATATCATTATTCTTAATTTTTTCATTTTCTCCAACAGTAGAGAATAAAGACTTTATAATAATAGAACCTTTTGTTAAAGGATTACTTCTAGGATTAAGAAAGTTCATGTGAACAAGTTCAGGATTATTTGAATATAAATCTCCTTGTTTATTAGCTTTTTTAAGACCATTTATTTTTTGAGTATCACTACTGTTAAGACCAAATAAAGATTTTAACTTTTTAGCAGCATTAAATCTCATAGAGTTTGCATATTCTGTAGAATAAGTAGCTTCTATTTCAGCTAACTTGTTTACAGCAAAAGCATTTTTAGGAAGTTTTGTACCATTGCTTAATGTTCTAGCTTTACCTAAGTAAGCAACAATATTATCAATTTTTTGTATATCATTTTCTTTTACTGCTTGACTATTACTCTCTTCAGTTTTACCAATAGCATCAGCAATAAAGTCTATATCATTAGGTATAAGACTATCTCTAATTTCTGAAATATCAGATAAGTATAAACCAATACTATTTAAGAAAGGAATATAGTTTTCTCTTGAAACACTATAAGTATTTTTATTTTCATTATTTACTCCTTTAATAAGATATCTACTAGCTACAGCTTCTAAGTCTATATAATTAACTTGATCTTTTTTATAAGTAAAGCTATCAATTTCTTTTTGTTGAAAAGCTAAAGGCCAATCAGTATTTACAATTCCTAGATATTCTGCAGTTGTTTTACCAACTCTTATTTCAGTAGGTTTATCTTTATATTCTTGAACAATAGCAACAACTTGATCAATTTTATGCAAGTTAGCAGATTGTACAAATTTCATCCATAAAGATCCTATATCACTGCCTTGTCTAAACATTTCACCTATTGAATCTTCTGGAGAAAGCATTTTGCCATCTTCTGTTTGTTGTACATATATTTTACCTAGTAATTGTTTGAACAAAGGAGATACAGTATCTCCAGCAAGTTTAAGTTTGTTAAATAAACCTAGTACAGAAGTTTCACCTGAAGCTTTATCCATTAAAACTCTCCAGAAAGGTAAAAACTCAATTGGTTCAGCAAACCCTAATTCATTTAATTCAGCTTTTCCATCTTTAGTTTGTTTAGTTAAACTTTTTATTACATATAATACTAACTTATTAGCTAATTTTTCTGAAGCAACATCATTACTAGAAGCATCAAGACTTGTAGCTAACTCTTGTTGAGCAGTATCACTTGTTTCTTCATAGTCATCACTATCTTTTTCATCTGCTATAGGTTTGAATGTAGAGAATAAATCTTTAAATGTACTGTTATTTTTATGAAAAGACACAACTGAAACATCAGAAGTTTGACCAGCTAATGCTTTATTAATATTTCCAAAAACTTCATCATCAACAGCTTTAGTTAATAAAGTAATTTTATCATTGATAATAGTTAAGGCTTGTTCATCAGTAGGAGCAAGTTTAGATCTTTCAGCAGTTAACTCAATTATTCTATCATTAAGTTCTTTCTTTGCTCTATTATAAATATTAGTTAAAGCATTTCTACTTGAGAATACTTTTGTTACTGCACTAAACTTACCTTTTCCAACTTGTTCATTTACAAATTTAGATAATATACCATCAATAGTTCTAGTTAATAATAAACCTTCAGATATAGTTAAGTTTTTTTCAGCATTGCTTGTTATAATACCTCCACTATTTAATGAACCAAACTCAGCATTTTTTAGATTAGCTGCATATGGTAATAGGTCTTTAGAAGATTTAGCTGTATACAATGCCTTAAACATGTCACCTAAGACACCTTCTGAACTTGTATTAGAATATACATCAGAATTCCCTACTAGAGCTTTTAAAGCTTTCCATATTCTATCAAATATTCTACCTAATGCAGTCTTTGCTTTAGAGTTAGTTTTAAACTTGCCACCATTCATAGCATACTTTCTAAATTCTTCAGCTATAAATTCTTCTAGTACTAATCTATCTTCTCTCTTATTTACATCAAGATCTTTAAAGTTTAAAGTAACCATTCTATAAGAAACACCACCACCGGGTTCTACAAATTTCTTAACAACATTAAAGCTGCCTGGAAGTTTTGATACAGGTTTGTATAACAACTCAGTTCTTTGATCTTTAGTTAAATACACCTGACTAAAAGCATGCCAACTCTCATGATAAACTTGAGTAAAACTAGCTCCTTTAAATAAAGTAATAGTTGAATTACTAAAATTGGCCCATGCATCAGAGTTTACAACATTTCTTAATAAGGATAGATTGAAAAGAGGTTTTCCAGCACTATCCACTTCTTTAGCCAATGCTGATTCTTCTCTCCACCATTTTTCTGCTCTAGCATCTTGTTTAGGTGTAGCAGAGTTCTCCATTAACTTAGAAGCTTTTAACTCATCAAATAAGTCTTCTTCTTCAGTATTAGTTACTGGTATGTTTTCAGCTACAGTATTAGCTCTAGTTTCAATTACTTGTTGTTTAACTTCAGCTTGAGTTAACTCAGCTTCAAATCTTAAATAACCATTTGATACCATTGGTAACCCTGTATTCTTATCTCTTACAACTCTAGGTGTAAACTTGTTGAATATAAATGGTTTATAAGCTAATTGATTATTAGCAACTATTCTGTAACCAACTGCTGTATCTTCAATGGTATATTTAGTATATTGTTGCTTTGTATAAAGCTTATCATTAAAATGAATATATACACTATTAGTAAAGAAGTCTTTAAGCATTTGCTTAGATAACTCTTTATTTTCTAAAGGTACAGCTACATTATTAAGATTAATATAAAGTTTTTTATTATTATCAGTTTTTATACCAATAATATAAGGTAAAAGTTTTGCATCAGATTCAGTACTATCTCTATAAAGATTAATAAATTGACTAACATATTGTTCTTTTTCTACATCAGTTAATCCAACATCTTCAGTAAGTACAGTTATAAGATGATCCATTAATTCAGGATCTTGATTACCAAGAGTTGTTGAATTTTTTAATGTTATTAAATTTTCTGCAGTATAAAACTTAACTGCTGGTAAAGTTCTTGTAACACCTTTTAATACTTTTCTTACAAAAACTACATTTGGATCAAAAGAATCTGCATCAAATTCTGATAAAGTAGCTCCTCCTTCTTTTTGTTCTTTCTCTGTTAAAGTATCTAAGTCTTGAGCTACTCCAACTGAGCCTCCAATTAAATTAACTATAACAGGACCATTACTTAATTTATTTTTAAGATTTGTAAGATCTTCAGCATCTTTTGCAATTTTTTTATCAATTTCTTGTTCTTCCTCAGCTGTTAAATCTTTAATATTTTTAAGTATACTATTCTTAATTTTTTTATTATTTGCAACACTTACTGCTTTTAATACAAAGTAAATAGCTTTACCTTTATTAATATCAGTAATTTTATGATTTTCATCAAAGTACATTACTTCACCTTGATTATTTGTTAAAGCAAGTACAGGTACTCTGCTTTTTGCAAACTGTTCTCTATTAGCTCTTCTGGTTCCTAGGATGTCATATTCATACATAACTTTTCCTTTGAAACCTCTATGCTCATCATATTCAAGTTCTGTAAAATCTTGGTCAGCACTTGTTCTAGCTAATAAAATCTTAGCTAAACCATCTTGATAAAAAGCTTTATCTGCATCTCTAGCTGTTCTACTAGAAATAAGTTTACCATTTACTTTTTCTTCTTCAGCTGTTTGTTGAGCTGTTACACTGTATCCATCAACAGATAAGATATTATCTATAGCAAGTTCTTCTGAACCTTCTACTTTAAAATAAATCTTATCTTGGTTTGTAGCTTGTTGAGCTATTACTTTTTCTACTTCTTCAATACTTGTATTTTCTATACCTAGTAAAGTAGCAATAGCAGCCATTTTATCTTCAGCTTTCTTTAAAGTATTTATATCTTTAATTAACTGAGTTGAATCATAGCCTTTTTCTACAAGCTCATTTTCACTAAACTCAGGATTATTTCTTATTGTATCAAAGATAATTTGAGGCACATGATAGGCAATACCCAATGATTGTTGAACATCATTTTTTGCACCTGCTACTTTTTTCTGAATAGTAATAATTATATCTTTATAATTAAACTTTTCCTCATTTAAAAGTTGACCTTCAATTAAAAGGTTTACATAATTTTCAAGATTCTCTTTTAAATTATTTTTACTTAAATCACATACCATATTAACAAAGGTTTTCTATAAAAGTTTCTTCTCCTGTTTTTAATCTTTTTTCATAATCTTCTTTATCTGCAGTTTTAGTCTTTTTAAACTCTTTAGGCTCTTCAGAAACAAGTTTCTCATTAGCCTTAATAGTTTCATTTTCCTCTACAGTTGATTCCTCAATACCTGGTTGTACAATTCTAAGATCTCTAACTAAATTATCTTCATTTATTGTTACCTTTGCACCAAGGGCACTTTTCAAAGTTACTGAATTTGTTCCAACTTTCTCAATTTTATACTGAATATTATTATAAATAACTTCAAATTTATTAGTTTGAGCAATCTTTAAACTTTTTAAATTTAAATTCTCATTTAACTGTTGACTATTTACTTTTGTTGGCCCTAATGTTGAAACAACTACTTCTGTTTCAGGAACTATAACTAGCTCAGCCTGAGCAACATCTCTAGCTGCAAGCTTAGCTTCTTTAATTCTTGATTGAATTCTAGCATTCTTTCTACTGATAGTAACAGGATATTCTTTTTGTTTACTAGCAACAACTTCTTTAGTATTAAGATTCATTGTAGTAGTAGTAAACTTATTTCCTATATTGTTTTCTTTATAGTTATCAATTAGTTCACTTAAGTATCTTACTTGATCTTGATATCTTAATAAAGCACTTAATAGTTGAGCTTGTCTTTCTTCTTCTTTAGTTTTTACTGATTCAAGAAATTCAGCTGAGTTTATGTTATTTAATACTTCATTTTGAAGACTCTCAAGTTTATTTTTTATTGCAGGGTATTGAAAATTTTCATACTCATTATCTGATATAAAAGTCTTAAGATTGTTTTCTTTATAAAATAAGTAACTAACATGTTCTTTAATATATCTTATTGAATCAGCAATAGCTCTTTTAACAGCTTCAAGTAGTTTACCTATAGTATCTATCTTAGAGTTTATCTTATTTCTTCTACCAATTAACTCGTCTCTTGTATAAGTACTAATTGTAGGGTCACTAATTAATGAAGAGTAGTATTGAGCTTGTTTTTGTAAGTCTTGTTGTACAGCTTGAACATCAGATAATTCTTCTTGAAGTTCTTTTACTCTATCTGTAATATCATTTAATAACTGAAACTCTGCTCTATAAGAAGCTTTAAGTTCAGCTATTTTTTCCTGAGCTTTAACACCTTTTGCAGTTTTTTTAGAACTTTTAGATTTAGTAGCAGCAGTTAAAGTTTTAATCTGGTTATCTATATTCTTAAGATTGTTTTGAATACCTTCAGTACTTGTATTTAATATACCATCTAAGTAAGAAAGAGTATCAGTTATCTCAATAGCATCCAAACTTAAAGCCTCAGCTTTTTTCTCTAGTAACTCTATTCTTTTTTCAATAAATTCTTTTCTAGTTTCTAAAGTAGAAGTACCAGGTAAACCAAATCTTAATGCTTTTTCTTCAGCAGCTGTAAGACTTTCTCTAGGTTGCATTAATAATCTTTTAGTCTCAGCTTCAATAGCTTGAGTCTTAGCCTCTTTTTCAGTTGTTGGTGTCTCTGCTTTTGTAGGCCCTAATGTAGATACTACTTGTTCAGTTTGTTTTCTTAAAGGAAGTAATTTAGCATCTTTAATTTGATCTAAAGGTGTTAACTTTACACCAGGTAATAAGTTTAATTCAGTAGTAGATGTCTCACCAGCTTGATAGTTTATTTCAATAGGCATTACACCTAAAGTAGTAGCTCTTAAGTTGTGAGTATTGTTTAATAAAATTCTATATAATGATAATTGCTTTTGATGTTTTAATTTATTAGAATCTTTTCCTTTACCATAAGCATTTTCATATTTAGTTTTTCCTTTATTTTCACCACTATTATAAGTATCAGTAAACTGATTACCTCTCATAGTCTTCATATCATAAATACGGATATTACCTTGATCATCATAAGTAAGTAAATCTACAGTACCTGCAACACCTATCTTATCATCATACAATACAACATCATTAGCTAAAACCTTTTCACCTCTAGCATCCATTACAGCCTTAACTTTTTTCAAGTCTTCAACAAAAGATTCAATATCTTCTTGAGAAGCTACATCATAACTAGTCAAGTCTTTAAGTTCTCCATTAAAGAAATCTCTTACTAGACCATCCACTTTTGTACCAATAACTTGAGAAGATGCTACTATAAGTTTATTTTCTATATCTCTATCAGTATAACCTAAAGCAGCTAATCTTTTTTCATAGTCTTCAAAAGATTCATCTTTTTTCATAGGATCTTTAAACTCATCTTCTGAAATATAAGTAGTAACCCTTTTATAAGTTTTACCAGTCTTGCTGTTTACATATTGAGTACCATCTTCAGATAACTTAATAAATTCTTTATTAGAAACTATTTCTTGAATAGCCTCTTCTAATGTTTGTATTGGTGCATTTTTAAGCTCATCTTCTTTTTCTTTAGCAGCAATAGCTGTAAAGTTGCTGAATAATTTTAAAGCAATATCAAATTGAGGACCTGCAGTTACTTTATTACCTTGAGCATCCATAAAGTATGTAGCTACTGGCATTTCTGTATCATTATCTAAAGCATTAGCATATGCTTCTATTAATTCATTAGGGATATTTAAACCTGAGTCTTTAGTAACTAAATTTAATATACCATTGATACTAGTTAATCTATTAATTAACTTTTGATTTTCTTCAATAATACTTTCTTTATTATTAAGAATTTCACTATAAGCATCATTTAATCTAGTGTGTAATTTAAAAAAATTCTGAGGAGCCATCAATATATTAATACTTTCAGCAAGACCTTTCATATCATCTCTAAGACTCATATGATCTTTAACTACACTATAAGCTTTTTCTATATCATCATTAAATACAATATGATCATTCTTTTTAGCTAAGAATTTAACATGCTCCATAAAAGCTTTCTTAGCTATTTCATCTTTAGCTTCTTTTTCTTCAGGAGTTTTTGCTTCTTTAACAGCTTTAACAGCTTCATAGAAATTATTTATAGTTTCTAGCTGTTTAGTTTTTTCTGCTTTAAGCTTTTTTTGTTCAGGAACATTATCATCTAGAACAGAAAGCTCTTGTCTTAGTGCTAAGATTTCACCTTTTGTTGATGCAGGGCTAAGTAATGTCATTAAGTTTTGAGCATCAGCTTTAGCTAAGTCATTAGAAATATTTGAGAATATATTAGCTACATCTGCTATTCTTTTACTGTGAGAAGTATAAGTAGCTTTAGCAAATGTTAAGTTATACTTGGCAGTTTCCCAAGCTTTGTAAGCAATTTCTGCAGCTTTTCTTTCAGAAGTTCCCAATATAAATTTATTAGGAGTAAATGGATTAGGATATTTTTCGGCAACATCTTCATAGTCTTTTTTAAGTTGGTTAGCTCTTGCAACAATACCATCTATTTTACCTAGGGCACTGTCTACATCTTGTTCTTTAATACCATATTTACCAAATGCTTCAACAACTTCAGCTCTACTTAAGTTTTTATATTGAGCAACTTTGTTAATCATAATATCTAATTTACCAGTTTGAAGGGCTACTAGTATTTTATTATCTTTAATATTTTCTATAGCATCAATAGCTTCTTTCTTTTTACCATTTCTAGCAGCTGTATACATATCATCAGCTAATCTACCTGTTGTTATAGAATTATCTATATCAGGAGCTAATGTAATTAATGCTTTATCATAAAAGTCATTTAAATATTGTACATTTTTAGCTTTAAATTCTTTGTTTAATTTTTCAGCAGCAGCATAATTTTCAGTACCCCAAGCTTTAACTAGCTTACTTATAGCAACAGAAGGTGCAGCCATTACAGGTTGAGCAAACATACCCATAGCAAAACCACCAGCAAATGTTTCAGCTCCTTGTGCAGAAAACTGTTCACCAAGACCTTGCATAAAATGAGGCATATAACCTTCATAACCTGCTCTAATAGGATCTGTATATAATTGCATTGCATGTTTAGCAGCTCCACTAGATATAGCTTCTTGTAAGTTTTCTTGAATACCTTCAGCAAAATTTGCTTTAAGATAGTTCATACCAAACTGACCATAAAATTTAGGTTTTGTAAAAGATTGTAATGCAGCTTTACCTTTAGATAAAAATCCTTCACCTACAGCTGAGAATGTTTTACCATTAAACAAGTAGTCATCTACTAATTTAACAGCACCTTCTCTTCCCATAACACTTCTTAAAGGAGCAAGCATTGTAGCATACATTAATTTATTACTAGTAGTAATTGCAGGTAAGTTCCAAAAAGCAGTTCTATAAGCTTCTTCATTAGCAATAGCTTCTATCTTTAGCATCTCTGCTCCATCAGGATCTTTACCATTATCAGCTCTGTATTTTGCAACAAGATCTTCTGTAATATTAATCTTAACCATTCCTCCTTCAAGCTTAGCTTCAGAAACAGCTCCTTTCATCATTAGCATATCATCAGCAAAAGCTCCAAAAGTTTTGGTCATCTTAGCATAGTTACTTGCATAGTCAGTAGCTCTTAATGCATCAACAGTTTGATCTAAAGGATTTAAAATATTAGCAGTTTCTCTTACAACACCTTTTGCTCCTTGACTCATCTTAGTCCAAAGACTTTTCATTTCAGGAACACTGTTTATAGCACGAAGATTTTCCATTCTTTTTGACCCAGCAAAAGCAGTTTTAGCTCCTTGAAAAACATTTTCAACAGCATTCAAACCTTTACCTACCATCATAGAAGCACCAGTTGCTCCCATTAGTCCACCAGTAGCAGCAGTTAATCCCATTAAAGCTAATTCTTCAGCTAAAAAATCTGCACCAATACCAATAGTATATCCTGAGTTTAAAAAAGTATTTACAAAAAATCCACCAACACCACCTTTTGAAGATGAACCAATAGCCATTGCTCTTTCCATTTCTCTAGCTCCTTCTAAATCTGGAGCTAAAGGATCAGTAAATAAAGTACTCCAAGACTTGATCCCGGATCTAAAACCTGTACCTACTAAATTATCCCATTGTGATGCAGCTCTTACAAACTCATCACCAAATGTCATCTTATCATTATATAAAGATTCATTATCTCTATAAGGAGAAAAGCCAATTTTATTATATAAGTCACCAGAAGAATGGTATCTTTCAAAGTTAGCTCCATCAGTATCACCATTATAACTAAATGGTCTCATTGCTCCATAGATAGCACTTTCCTTTTTAGGCATAGCTGATAAAGCTTTATCCATGCTTGTAAAAAAGTCAACAGAACTATTTGGATTTTTTGATGCAGGATTAGATCCAGTTATAGGATTACCTGCTATATTTTTATAAGCATCAATACTATTTGGTCTAGCTGGTAAATTTAAAGATTCTTCAATTTGTCTTATTCTATCAACAGCAGAATTATTTAAAGCTTGTAAAGCAGGAGCTCCATTAGTTAATTCACTTTCTTGAGGAGCAAGTTGTTCTTGTTCTTGTCCTTGACTAGCTAATTCTTCTGCCATCTTATTTATTTTTACTTTGATTTATTAATCTTTGTCTTTCATCAACTAAATCATTAGTTCTTTGACCATTTGCTAATCCATTAATGTATATATTAACTGTTTCATCTACAGCTTTAATATCATCAACAATATATGGATTACCTTTAAGATCTATAATTTTATCACCATCATGTGATATATAATAAGGTTGTATTATAGTTGATTTTGTATCAGGATCATAATTAACTTCTATTCTACCAGAAGTCTCTGAAAAGTTATTTACTGTATAAGAACCTTTTTCTAAAAGTACTTTCTCTATAGGCTGAACTTTTAAAGCTTTAGTAATATCTGTTTTAATAGCAGTATTATCATAGAATAATGATATACCTCTTGTAAGAATATCAGGACTTACTAACCCTGGATTTTTTTCATTTTTAGTCATATAATCTTGAATATATGCTTGAGAAGGTCTTATTGTAAAACCACTTTGAGTTAAATCATCAGCAGCAGTTCCGTTAACAACAACACTATAAATAGGTCTTTTGGCATCTGTTTTATCAGCCTTATTCATGTCAATAAGAAGCTGTCTAAAAAATGCATCAGCTCCTGGATCACTATCTTTACTACTTGCATAATTTTCTGCATCAAGACCTCCTATTAAAGCTTTGTATTTACCTGGGTTAGCAAAAGCTTGACTTAATGTGTTAGATATCTGTTTATTTATATCAGGATTTTGTGAAGCATCTACTCTATTAAAAAGTAATGAATTACTACTCTTCATACCAGAACCTTCATTCTTAGTAATATCAATCATTTGGTCAAAGCCTATTTTAGGTTGTCTATTGTAATCATATAAAAACTGACTCTTAGCTTTTTGGAAAGCATTTTCAATATCACCTTTACTACCATTAGGTCTTGTTTTTAAAAATTCAGTTATAAACTTTGCATTTGGTTTATCATCATGATCTAAAACACCATACTCATTCACTAAATATTTTGCTAATTTAAAATCAGGATCTACTGAATTAGCTACTTTTTCAGCAGTAGTTTTAATTCCTTTTTTAAAATTATTTAATTGAGCAACACCTGCAGCAGCATCTATATCTACTTGTGCTAATGCAACACTATTACTTTTTAATACCTCTTTTCCCCAACTAGTGTTTGGATTATCTTTTATATAAGTTTGTGTTTTTTTTAAAGACTGTAAAGGTTGATCTTTAATAGCAGCTTTAACTTGTTCAGCTGTTTCCATAGTTTGCCATTTACCTTTACCATAAGTTTTATCTAAATAATCAATGGCTCCAGCACCTGTTGTAGGATCAGCAAGAGCAGCTTTTTTAGCAGCTTTAAAAGTTGTATATAAAAGATTCATAGAACCATCATTAGCTTTTTTAAATACATCAGAACTTTCAGCAGCTTGTAACATGTATACTCCTTCAGGATGATCTACTAAATTTAAAGGTACATTTGATCCAACAGCTCCTGGAAATAATTCTGTAGTTGAATTTGTTTGTTCATTAGCTGTTGTTTTATCAAGATCTTTTTTATATTTTTCTAATTCTTTATCTATATTGCTTTGAATAACTTTTTCAAAAATATTTAAATCACTTTTATATTTTTCAAGATTTTTTTTAAGAGCTAAATCATAAGCAGCAGTTTCTTTAACTATTGTATGTTCTGCACCTTGCATAGACATTATCTTAGCCATTTTGCTTAAGTCTTCATGTTGAAATGCTGCAGAATTAGATTGATCAAACTTGTTGATTAAAGATCTCATATCACCAGAATCCATGTTTGTTTGAATACTAGTTAATCTAGATTGTAAGTTATCTCTAGTGACAGTAGCAGCTTCTCTTCTTTGTTTAATAACTTCTAATTCTTGTTTTTCTCTACTAGTTAAAGCTCCTTTTTTACGCTCAAGTTCAATCTGTCTACCTTTTAATTGGTTGTGGTTGTTATTTACAATAGTTAAATCTTTATTTAAAGCTTTAATACCATTGTTCATATTTTTTTCAATGAAAGCTCTTTCAGCTGCTTTCTCATCATTATTATATTGAGGCATTAAACCTCTTACTGAATCTTTTCTAAAAACATAAGCTTTAGTATCATAATTATTAGAAACTCTAGGGTCATTACTATAAATTTGATCAAACATATTATATAAAGCATTCTCTACTAATACACCATTTTTGTCTCTTACAATATAATGACCAGATTCACTATCTTGAGTAACAGTCATACCTTGATCTTTAAGATTTTTTGCAGCATCTTTTTGCCAGTTATAGTAAGCATCATAACTACCCATGTCAAAATTTAAAGCTTCATCATCAGAAGTAGCTTTGAACTCTTCCATTTTATATTGAAGCTTTCTCATTGATGTTTCATTATATGTACCACCACATTTATCTTGGTCATAACAATATTTAGAATTTTCACCTTTGTCTAGTTCATTCATATGGTTTTTAGTCTTGACCATGTCACTAACTAAATACTTATCATCATAGAATCCTTTAAATACATTTTGTGCTTGATCTACATTTTGCTGTAATGACAAGTCTAATCCTGATATTCTTTTAATATCATTATCAATTACCTTAAAGAACTCATCTCTTCTTTTAATATTAGTCTCTTTACTTAATGGTCCATTCAATAGGGAGCCATATAACTCACTTATTTGTTTCTTAGAAGCATCATACTTAGTTTGTCTTGTCTGTAAAACATTGCCCAAAAAGTTATAATCTGGGCGGAATGGTTGTATCTGAGGTATGTAGTCTGTTACTCCTTGTAAGTAGGTTGCCATAGTAAAATATTATGTTTTAAATATACAAAATTTATTTGAGGTTGTAATACACTTTTAAAGTTTATTTGCTTTTATCCAACACCTTGTGGATTATTATGATAACCTTCATAAGCTCCAGAATTTGAATCTGCAGCTGCTCCTTTACCTAACATAGTTTTAAATATTTCTTTTTGTATTTCTGGATTAGGAGAATATTGTTGTGCTTTTTGCCATAAAGCATCATATTGATCATATCTAGTTGCAGGATTTATTGGAGTATTATTTGGTTTAAAATAAGCAAAACCTCCACTAGAAGGATCAACAGCATACTGAGGATACAATGTATTTAAGTTAGCAGTATTAGCTCTATTAGTAATAGCATCAATATAAGATTGTCTTATTTGTTGTCTAGCTTGTGCTTTAGAATTATCAAATTGTTGATTAGCTACTGTATATTTATCAAACAATTGAGTATCAAGATTAGCTTTATTTTGGGAAGCTTGATTTAAAATACCTGTTTGTTGTTCAGATAATTGATTAGCTAACCCAACATTTAAGTTATTATATCTTCCCATTACATCAGCAGCAGCTTTAGCCATTTGACCTTGAGCAACTGTATTAGCAGCAGCTTGTTGTTGAGGATTAGTAAATGCTGCAGAATTTTGCATAGCCATGTTAGCCATTTCAGTATTAGCAGCAAGTTCTCTAGTAGGATCATAGAAAGTAGCTTCTGGTAATCTTACTTGAGGAGTAGCTTGCCAAGGTAAATACTTTTTAAGTCTAGCTTTATCTCCTACAGCACCAGCTGTTTTAATAATATCTTGTAACCACCAAGGAGCATTTTGATCTTCACCATAAGCAACAGGAGTATTTTGTTCAAAAGGTTTTCTTTCAACAACAGGTTTTTCAGCAGCAGGAGGAATAACTTTATCTTCTTCTGGAACTGTAAGCTTTTCCATTATCTTATCCCATCTTTCACCAAGAAAATTATCATCAGGTCTATCAGCATAAGGCATTCCTAAATCTGTATGTATCTGTAATACTCTATCTTTAAATTTATCATTTTTAAGCAAGTATTCTTGAAACTCTTTATTTTGACCAGCTACTGTTCTGCTTTTAGGTTTAAATCCTGTTTCTGCAGCCCATTTTTCCCACTGAGCTTTATCATATTTTGAATGATGAAGTTTATTACTACCATAACCATAAGGTTCTATTAATAAAGGAACATCCCCTGTAGCAGCTGCAGCTTTAGCGAGTCTTGTTTCAGGTCCTGATTTAGGAGTTGTTGTAGATACTACAACAGCATTTGGATGTGTCTGTTTAAAAGCTGACACTTTATCTTCAGGTATCTTATAAGTTTTATCACCTACTTTAAATGTTATATCGGCCATAGTTTTTTATTTTTATTTTTTTACTTCATATTGATCCCAATTTTCTTCTACAGGAGCTACTGTAGCTGTAGGGGCTATTGTTGCACTAGGTGCTGCAGCAGGTTTATCTTTAATAATTTTTATATTATCTTCTTTAGATGGGTTTCTTTTAATATATCTGTTTATATTTTTATCAAGATAGAATAATTGACCAGGATACTTAGGATGTGCATATAAATCTTGATTAGCATCTTTATCAAAACCTACACTTTGCATTAAATCAGGACTATCATCTTTTTGAGTTCTAGTTAATACTTGTTTTAAAACAGGAGCTTTTAGTGGAGCTACTGTTGGAGAATATTTTCTAGTAAAGTCTGCAGCATCTTCTAATTTTTCAGCTACTACAGGTGCATATTTTCTAATTTTTTCATTAGTCCATTTAGCAGCTTGTGTTACTTTTTCACCAACCATTTCAGGTAATATTTTTGATGTTTCTTTTACAGATGTTTTACTTGCAGTTTTCAATGCTACAGGATCTATTTTAGAAATAAGTTTAGCTGGTTGTGTTTTTAATATGGGTTTTTTAATAAGCAAATCTACAGCTTTATTAGCTGCTGTCTTATATGTTTTTTCAGCTATAGCAAAATTTCTTTCAGTAAGTTTTCTTCCTGAAGATTTTAAAAGTTCTTCAGCCATTTGTTTATTAAGTACTAATTTACTAGCTCCTTTTTTAAAACCTTCTGTTGCAACATGCCTAGCAGCATCTTGAGCAGCTTGTCTTGCAATCTCTGAAGCTATAGTTTTAACACCTATTCTTGAAGCTGATTTTACAACACCAGCTACTAAACCTGGACTTATTAAATCTGCAGCAAAAGTTAATGCAGGAGATGCTTGTGGATAATTTCTTAAAATAGCTTCTGATGGCATTTCATATCTAGCTTTGTCACCAAACATTCCTGTACCTGCATACATTGCAGCTCTTTGTGGAAATTCTAATACACCTAAAGAAAAATCAGCAAGATCATTTAACACACCATTTTTTGTGTATTCCATATCAGCTTTATTAATTTGTAAAGGAGTATTATAAGAAGTTGCTGCAGTAAGTGATCCAGTTGGTGCAGGTTTATTAATTGCACCTATTTGAGCTTTCATTAAACCTCCACCATATCTAGATACACCCATATCTTCATCAGATTGTTCTTCTTGACCTTGTGTATCTACTTGTAAAAGTTCTTCAGGATTCATACCAGAAGCCATTACATAAGGCATAGCTACTACAGGAATACCTTGAGGAAATCCTTTAGATGATTCTTGCACTAAAGCAAGTTTAGCTAACTTCATATTGTAGTTAGATATCATTAACTCTGCTGTGCTTCTATCAACATCTTCAGAATTAGGATCAGCTAATACTTGTCTAAATTTATTAATATCATACTTCTTAGCAATCTCAGCTGGAGTGTATCCAGACTTCTTTGGTACCATACCAAATTGTGCAAGCATGATAGGATCTTTAATCTTCATCTTAGCTGTGTCACTAAAGATGAAAGAGTTATCAGGAAGGTTTAATGGAGTACCACCTTCACTATGTCTTTCACCACCAATTTTAAAATGAGCAGGAATACCATCAATGTTTACCATTGCAGTTTCACCTCTTTCAGCTTCTAAGTTTGCATCTTCTCTAGCTACAGGTTGTAAAGTATCTCTTACTTCTGTAGGTTGTTGAGATATTTTTCCAGCTTCTAAGTGGCCATTTTTTCTAAATTGGCTATTACCATTTGTACCTTTACCATACAAACCAGCACTCATTTTCATTTCAAGTCCTGATAATGCTTTTGGTACTCTTTTAGTTATTCTAACTCTTGCCATAATATTTATTTAAATATATTCTACATCATATCCTTGTGCTCTTAACTCAGCAATCTCATCTTCATTTAAATCTTCTTCATAAGATTCTTCTTCAGCTGCACCACCTGTTGCATAACCACCATATCTCATTGGTTGTTGTTGAGGTTCTTGACCACCTTGTAATTGTTGCATTACAGCTTGTATGATTTGTATTACTTGTTCTTGAGGTATACCCATTTCAACTAATTGCTTAGCAACTTGTTCTGGTTGTGCACCTTGTTGTAACATAGTAGCAACACCTTGCATGATTTGTTCTTGTTGAGGTTGAGCTTGCATACCACCATTTTGGAAAGATCCACCATAAGCACTATATCCCATATAACCAGGGAATTGTACTGGTACCATTGAGTTAGGTCTAAACATTCCAGAGTTAGGATCATAATCACCTCTACTACCACCATATTGTGCATTAGCTGGAGTAGATACAAAAGCATTATCTGCTAATCTTAGTTCTCCTAATTTTTGTTCATTCTCAGCATTTTGACCAGCCTCTAAAAAACCAGATGCAAGATTAGTTCCTGCAATCATAGCATTAGCCATTCCTTCCCCACTAAATCCTGGTCTTCCTTTTTGAGTAATAGTAGCTGTTTTATTTACACCATCCTTTTTCATCATGGTATTTTTTTGTTGTATACCTACTGACTCAGGTGTAGAAAAAGCTGGTTGAGGAGTTCCTTGATAAGAAATATTTGAAGGAGCTGCTCCTGGTGCATTACCTATTGGAGTAAAAGAACCTTGATTAGTCATAGGATTAGAACTTAATCCCATATTACCAGTAGCTGAACTTAAGCCTATTGCATTACCAAAATTATCATAAGTACCATCAGCAGCATTTGTACTCATATGATCTTTACCATATTGAGCTTTTGATAATCCACCATATTTTTTAGGTATTGTTTCACTATCCTTTAAAATTTGCTTAGGTATAAAACCTTGCATTGCATCTGTTGTTGGAGTATTATCAACTCTTGGTCCAACTAATGGAAGAGCAGCTTGTTCTTCAAATGAAGGTTGAGTAGTATTATTCTTTAAATCTACTTGAATAGGATCTTGTTTATTTTCAGTAAAAGGAGCTTGATCTTTATAACCAAAAGTCATTTTAGTTTTACTCCAAGGACCAAAGTGTCTATGACTAAATTCTTTAAGATTAGTTGAAGGATTATCTGCAAGTTGTTGCATCATTCCTACATCTTTTTTAGAAATTTTATTATAAGGACTATAGTTCATAGGAATATAATTCATTCCTCTTGTTCCTTGAGAACCAAAGTATTTATTATACTGAGCTTGATTTTCTTTAGCCTTTCTTTGTTCATCCATCCACTCCCATTCTTCTGCTGACATGTTTCTTTGACCAGTTTGAATTCCATCAGCAGCATAAGAAACAGAAGTTTTAGTATATGGATTAGCAGTAGCTCCTAAATAATTCATAGACTGTCCAAAATTACTAAAGTCATTTTTTAAATTAGATTGTGTATCATCTATTCTTTGTTGATACATGCTCTGCATTGCTTGATTCTGTTTATTAAACTGAGGTTCTTGATTATAACCACCAGCATAACCACCCATTTGTTTAATAACATCAGAAACAACATCTTGTTCTTCATTCATTAAAGCATTCATAGTATTAGCTTGAATACCTTTTTTAAAAGCATTAGTAATACCTTGACCATAATTATCAGAATTACCACCTTGAGTTACAGTATCTCCACCGTAAGCTTTCTTCATCTTCTTTGAAGCAGCCTTAATAAGGTTCAACAAATTATATTTTCCTCCATCTTCAAAAGTAGGATAAGACATGTTATTGCTAGGATCAATTACTCCTCCTTCTTCTTTAAAAGGATATGTAGCATTATGGGCATAATCAGAATATAGGTCATAACCTTTTTGAATTATGTTACCTTTATTAAAAGCTTCAGCCTCTTTTCTTGATTTTTTAGTATCAAGTGCATTTCCTACAATTACTTTATCTCCTTTAAATATGGTTTTAAGATTAGGATTTCCTGGAAAAACATGACTAGAATCAGGCCCTATTACTTTAGTTTCAGGATTCATATACTGATTTATATCACTATTTGGATCAAATGTATCAAATGCAGAAGAACCTATATCTACCCTTGATCCAACAGTTATAGGTTTTTTACCAAATCTATTTGCTAATCTTATTTGTTCTTCAGCTGCAAATTTTTCATCAGGAGTTAAATCTTTTCCTCTTGTATTAAAAAATTTATTAATATTTGGACCTTCAGGAGAATAAGGAGTTTTAGGATTAATAAATTCACCAGCTGTTTGGTATTGTTTTATACCACCATTTTTCATAGGTACATTGAATGATCCATAGTTAGTAGGAGAAGCTGTGTTACCACCCATATCCATATACCCACCGTATTCTTTATAACTAGTATTCTTAAAATAAGGATTAGCTTTATTTTCAAATTTATTTAAATTTTGTGGTTCATTTTTTTGCATATAAGGAATACTTGCTCCACTAAGGTTTTCCTTTTTATATATTAAGTTTTTATTATATTCTTTATTTGGGTTAAAAATAGTATTAAAAGGAACATCTTCAAAACCTTCATTTACTGTAGGATATACTTTATTTAAAGAATCTATTTTACTAACAATATCATATTTAGGATTTCTATAAAGACTATCAATTTGTGCTTTATAAGCAGTATTAGCATTCTCATCATCTTGACCTCTTGTTGAATAATGATCTATTCTACCAAAAGCTTGATCTGCAGCAGCAACTTGTTGAGGAGTAAGTGTTACTTGACTTCCTTGTTTATCACCTTGATATTTTTGTAAACCTCCACCATATGCATAAGGTCTAGTAGGTCCACCATAATAAGGTGTTCCACCTTCAGCAGCATAATAAGGATTACCCATAGGTACATTTACTGAGTCATTGTAATGAGATCCATAACTAAAAAACTCATTAGCAGTAGGTTGACCATTATGAGGTGCACCACTTAAGCCACCAAGTTTCATTTGTTGAGCATTAGCCCAATCTTCTTGTGTAGGGTACATGTCATAGAACTCTTGTTCAGACATACCATTTAACATTTCTTCTTTAGTCATAATACAAATATACAAAAATTAAATCAAATTATTATGTTTTTCCAAGATTTATTAGCTTTGATACTCTTATAAATATGCTTAGAAATGTTATATGTTTTTATAATAATATCTTTAGGTATATTATTATAAATATCAATTTTTATTAATCTAGCTATTTTATTAGTAATAGTAGATTGAGGATGATTTTCCCCTGTATTTTTATCTTTAACCATTTTAGCAAATACAGGATCAGACCATTTATGTGTTATATATTTACTTCTATTTAAAGATTGAATTAATCTTTGATTAGGGTCTTTAAATCTTTTTTTATGAGATTTTGACATTTTATTTTTAGTTTTTTCAGAACACTTCCTACCCAAAACACCAATTGCTGTAGTTAAAATATTATAATCATATTTTTGAGTATCTAAAAACCATTGTTCAAGTTTAAATTTATATTCTATAGGGCAAGTTGCTAATATAGTAAATACAAAAAATTTTTCACCATTTTTATTATAAGCTCTTTGTAAATGTATATTAGCATGTTTATTAGTTCTAAGTTTATAAAGATGTGTCATTTTTCTTTGATTAAAAGAATTAGTACTTCCAATATAACATTTGTTATTTATTATATTTGTTATTTTATAAATTACTGCCATATTTAATCTAATAAATTATCAAGCCATCCGCCATCTTTATACTTTAATCCTGGCTTAAATCTTCTCTTACCAGCAGGTCCAAATAAAGTTTCATTTCTTAGCATTATATCATTAACACTAGATTGAATATTTTTAGATGTATACTTCTTTAATCCTTTCTGACCACCTCTTTTAAATTCATTATCTAACCAACCTCCAAGTTTTTCTTGTTGTAAAGCTGCTGCTCCTAAACCTATTGGTACAACTGCTGGTATTTTATTTAGTAAAGTTGATAAAGTTTTATGTGCTTCAGGAGTATTCTGCATAAAAGACATAACTCTATCTTTATTTCCTGTTTTGTCAATAAAAGCTTTTAAATGTTCAGGAGTTACAGTTTCTTGAATATCATTTATAACTCCTTCATTTTTTAAATTTCTTTTTAACTCTCTTAGATGAGCTAAAGGTTCTCTTCCTGATTCACTATTAAAAAAATATTCAGCACTTCTTAAGTCATGTTTATTACCTTTAAACATATTTGCAAGTTCTTCTGGGGATTTTTGTAAAGCTTGTTCTTTAAAAAAAGTAGATACTTTATTTGTAGTATGAGGTAATAATTTATCTACAGCTTCCATATCAATATCTGTTGGTGCATTATAAGGATTTTTTAAACTAGGATATACCTTACCTTTTTTCTTTAAATAATATTGTATAGCATGTCCTAACTCATGATCAATAACTGTTTCAGGTACTGCAAATGGAGCTTTTGTAGATCTATATAATTTTAATTCTTCTGGATTTATATTTATAGCTCCTTGCCCTACTGGATAAAAAGAATTACCAAGTTCATTTGATCCTGCTTTTTTTATATCATTTAAATATTTTAAAAAGTCATCTGTATCATCAATACCTAAATTTTTTAATCTAGTAAGGCCTTCTGGAGTAGTCATTTCTTTTACAGCATTTTTATACTGAGCAGGAAGTTTTTTTAACTCTGAATAATTATTTATTTTATATTTTAAATTTTTAGGTATTTGTTTTAACTCAGATACTATACCTTTTCCTAAAGCTTTAGTTTCTTCAAAAAAACCATTAGGAGATCCTGGTAATTCTACAGGAACTTCTGGATAACCTTTTAACCAATGAGGGTCACTATTATACATTTTTACATCTGCTCCTGGTACATTAGTTACAGTAGCTCCAGTTTTAGGATCTATAACTCTATGAGCATAATGTCTTCCTTTAATAGGAAAACCTGTTACTGGATTTAATTCTCCTCTTTTAAAAGTAGGAAGATCAGTTTTAAATATAACACCTCCTTCATCAGGAAGATAATTTAAATCAGCATATCCTTTTTGAAAAGAAGGAAAAGCAGTAGGTCTACTCATTGCTCTTTCTTGCAAGGTGGCTCCTTTTGGAACATCAGGTGTTTGACTTCTTAAAATACCTGTTTTTTTAAAATCTTCAGCAGCATCTAAACCTGCTACTCTATAAGAGCTGTTTGGATTTTTTAATTTTTCTGCCCAAGGGTTTATTTTATAAGTATTTTTAACAGCAGGTGTTACAGCAGGTAATGCTGTTAAAGCATCAAAAGCTGCAGCTGAATAATCACCTTTAGCAACATCTGGTCCTACATTAGCTAATCCTTTTATAGCACCAATAGCCATACCTTCCGGTGTAAAATATTGTGCAGTATTAAACATAGGATGCTCTAAAGTTTTTTTCATACTATCTTTTACATAGTCTTGATAATGTTCTTTAGTAGCTTGTTTTCTAGAAGCAGTTTCAGCTTTTGCATTTGCTTCTTTAGCATCAAGATAAGCAGTTCTTTCTTGAGCAGTCATTTCTCCCCAAGGTTTTTGACCTCCTACTTGCATAGTATCTAACCAACCTCCTGTTGCCATATGAGTATCAGTCTTAGTATGTATTCCACCAAAAGGATACATATCAGAAGATCCTCCATAAGCAAAATCTCCATGTTCACCTAAATCTGCTTGTGGAAATATATTTCTTCCTCCATACTTAGGAACTTCTCCATGTCTTAAATCCCAAGTAAAACCTGAATTATCTTTAGCTCCTAATAAAGCTTGTACAGCATCTGTACCTCTACCAGTTTTAGAAGCAACATTAGCAGCTCTTGATAAAGATTTATTTCTAGGTAAAGTATTTCTTAATATTTTATCTATTCCTGAATATTTTATAAGATGTATTCCTGGTTCTGTTACTTTAGATATTTTTCCTAAAAGAGGAATAGCACCAAAAGCTTCTAATGCTGTTTCTTTACTAAGTCCTGTATTTTTATAAGCTCTATATACATCATCCCAAGATGATATACCTGTAGGATCTATAATTTCTCCAACATTTTCTAACCATGAATCATTGTCTTCTACTTGTCTACCTTTTTGAGCCATAGGATACTCTGTAACATACTCTCCTGGAAAAGTATAGTCCATACCTGGATACATCATTTGAGAGTAACCTGTGTCATCTATACCTTGTACTGGATAGTTTACACCTTGCATAGTAATCTGGTTACTAGGAATCTTAGTTACCTGACCCGGATATTTCCATTGGCCAAGATTACTATATACCACATCATGTTTATAAGGATTAGTTTTTCCTTTAGGTTTTATGATGTACTCATTTCTAGGTATCTTGTTTTGCTTCATTATCTTGGGGATAAAAGGTTTTTAGTTTCTGCTAACATTACCAACATTTTTCTATTTCCTGATACTAACTTTCTTAATAACACAGTAACTTTATAATGTCTGAATTTCTTTCTTTGAAAAGGATCTTTATTATAGTTTAAGTTAAAAGAATTAAGTACTCTAATATAACCATTACTTGCAGTATCCCAAATAGGTCTTTCTGCAAATCCTGGAATCAAAGCATTAAAGTATTCTCCTCTATCTTCTGTAATATCCCAGAACTGATTAAATCTATATTTGTTTTCTTCTTTAGAGAATAGAACATTTATATTAGTAGGGTTAATAATAGGATAAGTTAATATAGCAGTAGGATTTTCTTTAGGATTAAGTATTAGTTTTAATAAACCTGAAGTTTGTTCAGTGTTATAAATTGTAGCTTCATCAAAGTTATAATCTAATACATGAAATCTATCATAACCATTAGGAGAATACTTATAACACTCTAAGTAATATTGGATACTTCTTAGAGAAGTTATTTCCTGACCAGTAGTAACTTGAAACTCAACTTCAAAAGGTTTATCTTCTCCATAGTAATTACAGTATAGATCAAATCTTTCATTATGGATCCAGATACTTTTACCATCTAAAGGACTAACAGTCATAAAGGTGTTCTTACCTGGAAGACAGAAGTTAGGGTGCCAGTCATGATAACTTAACCAACCTTGAGTTTTAGGGTCAAAGCTTATAGTCCATGATGCCTCATCAAAATATAATGGCCAGTAAGCATCATTAGGGTTTCCTAATTGAATATTTAACATACCATCTACTAAGAATTTATTACCACCTATATAAACAGGTTTTGATGCAAGATCTTTCTTTAAAGAATAATCTTTTTTACTAAAGTATAATAAACCATTTTCATTATCATATACTGATTGACAAGAAACACCAATAACAGGATTATCTAATAATTGAAAATCTGGATAATCATCAATTAACTTATAAGGTAAGTATTGATTAAACCACCATTTTAAATTTATATTAGATACTTCTTTAATACCTTGACCTGCAACAGTAAATATTTTACCTTGATTTTGACTTATCCAATATATACCTGCAGGAGTATTAATAACACTCATTCTATTTTGACAAGATCCATACTCATGAGAAGAATCTACATTAATAAGAGCTTGCAAAGGTTGTGAAAATAATCCACCATCACCAATAGTAAGTTTAGTTCCTAAGCCTGTTTCTAATTGATCAGTACCTTGGAATTGAACCGGGCTTGCTGCATCAAAGAATATAATAGCACCACTTTTATTTATAGGTTTAATACAAGTAACTACATTATCAAAATCATAATAGTTATTTGCTAAGAATACTTTCCAAGCATCTTTTAAACCTTCATACTGAGCTGGTAAAGAATAGATAACTCTAGTAGGTATATATACAAAACAAGTTTCTGCTATATAAGGATTATAAGTACTAGCTTGCATACTAGCCCAAGAAGTATAATTTTTAAATAATTTAGTTACACTTAATGATATATCATATTTGTAATAGTTACCTGCTTTAATTATAGCAGTATTAAATAAAGTTTTAGTATCACTACCTGCATAAGGATCATAAAATTTTTGTGAATCTAAATTTCCTTGATCTCTATAAGCTACATTAATTTCACTCTCTACAAAAAAGTTTCTTACACCAGAATTAAATAAATAAAACCAACCTCTTTTATCAAATCTAAAATTATCAGGATTAAATACACCTAATGAACCTTGATTAACCACCTCGCCATCTAAAGCATAATAACTACTAGGTAATGTTAAACTAGCTAAACTACCAATTGAACCAGAATAAACTGAAGCAAATAAACTTGTACTAAATTCACTTGTTTGAAATTCATTAAAGTTAGCCCAATAATGAGGATAAGGAAGCATTACATGTTGAGAATAATCTAACTGTGCACCATCAGGTTGGCCTTCTAACCACTCATAAAAAAAGAAAAATGTATTTTTTTCAGTATACTTGTTTATATAAACATCTCCACCAAATAATGTTTCTGTAGAAGAATATAATGTAGCATTAGCACCATTAGAATCAAGAAAGTTACCATCATTATCAATATATACTCTAGTATAACATGGTGAAGTAGGTAACTGAACAATATTATTTAATTGACTATACTGATTTTTTATTCTAACTTTTAATGCTCCATATAAAGATGAACAAGTTCTAACATATTCTTTGTTAAGTAAATTATCAATTGTTTTTTTATCAGCAGGTAATCCAGTTTGAGCTTCTGCTCCTGTAAATCTTGAGTCATCTGTTATAAGGGGAAAACCAAAACTTGAAATAGATTCAAAATGTACTGTTCTACTTCTGAATAAATTGTTTATTTTATAGGTACTGTTTAAATCTAAAATTTCAGGATTTAAATATTGTTGACTAACAAGTGAACTTCTAAATAAAGAACCTCTTGCATTAATATTATTATAGTAACCATATGAATGATATCTTACAGCAAAATCTCTATATCTAATTAATGCTTTCATTAATCTTAATATACTATCTGTACCATCACTGAAGTAATTTAAAAATAAAGGAATATTACCAAGAGCACCAAAACCAGGACCAAGATTATCTAAATAACCATTTTCTTGATTAAGTCTAATTGGTTTAATAATTGAATAAGGTGATGCACTATATGAAGCATTAATAGCAATTTGAGCTGTACTATAAACATCATTTGTACTTGTTCCAAGCAAAGTAGTAGGAAGTCTTGCAATATCTGCAATTGATCTTATGGTTTTAGGAATTAATGCTAAAGCATCTGCTATGGGTATAGCTGCCATATCAAGAGCACTAGGTATAGTACCAGCACCTGTACCTAACAAAGTTCCTGATAGGCCTCCTGTAGTTGGATCAACATATGGAGTTTGTCTTTTACCATTAGCTGCTAATACAGCAATTCCAATACCACCAATACCGGCTATAACAAATGATAAGTTACTTACTAATTTTTCTTTAGGATGTTTTTCAGATAAATCAAATTTACCTATAGTGTTTCCTGAAATATTAGTATATACTCTAAATTCTTTAGCAGCTAAAAAAGGATTAGAGAAGTTTGTATCAGGTGAATGAAAAGTATAATGTTTATCATTAAATGCTGACTCCCCAATAAATCCACCAGGCATAGGATTAAAACCTGTAATATTACCACTTACAGCATCTGTTTTTGTTTCTCCCATACTTAAATAATCATCAGCTCTTAAATCATTGTAAGGATAGTTAGGCATTAAACCATTTTTACTAGATCCTGGTATATTATACTCTCTCATGTTATTAATGATACCTTTAGCAATAACTGTTTTATTACCATTTCTTGTACTTCTTAATATTCTATAACCAATAATACCTGGAATCAACTGACCATCATTTGTTCTTGGAGCTCTAATATTTTCAAAAGTAACTCCCATTACTCTTATAGTAGTTCCACTACCTGAATTAAATAATGTAGCACTTCCTGAAGGATCACCTGAAACAATATCTTCAGGAAATTTATGATGTCTTATAAGTTTACCACAAAGATCATAGTCATCATTAGGGGTACCTACATAGGGAGGAGGTAAAACAGGACCAATACAAGGAGCAATAGGATTTAATGTTGACCAACAATAAAAACTAGCATCCCAAATCTCAGGATGTTTGTCTGGATAGTATTCAGTAGATTGCCAATAACCCATTATACCTTCAGCAATAACAACACCACCATCAGATAATACAGTTCCCGGAGCACCTGTCCATCTTGCAGTATTATAAGTTTCAAATACCATTGTATCACCAACTAAAGCATTGTTAGTACTACCAGGAGGGGGAATATAATTCCAATCAGCTATTTCAGATATTGTAATAGATGGAATACTATAAGGAATAGTATAAAGTAAAGGAGGTCTTCCAGGTATATGATATGAAGCAGATGTATCACCTGTATCATAAATCCATTCAATAAAGAAAGCATAAACCTCATCTCTCATGTAACCAGTTTTGTTACCTCCTTTATGATAGTAGTCTGAAGGATATTCTACTGATTGCCATTTAGTTACAATTTGATTTGCTAATGGTTGATAGTTAAAGTTCTCTTTAGATGTAGGCCCAACTCTTATTAAGTAATCTCCCACACTATACATAGCATCAGTCTTATTAACTATTGGAGTCATGATAGGTAACTGTTCAACAGGAATAGTTGGCCATGTATCAAAAATTGTATCAAAACTTAATCTTCTTTGTCTTGTGCTATATAAGCCTGCTTGTCTTACAACAGTTTGTTGATTAACAGTAGTAACAGTAGCAACTATGATTTGATCAAAAGTTTGATCTATACTATCAATAAAAACATCTAAAGAACAAGAACTATTATTAGGATCAAATAATCCTTGAGTATTAGATACATACCAATCACTCATCTTTTGACCATTTACAGAGTAGGCCATAGCAACCATGTATGATCCATTTAATAAGTTACCACCACTGTATCCTTTTTCTACTCTTGGACATATAGGTAATATATATTGAGCAAGTCTTAATTTATCACAATCTAATACAGGAGTGTTTGTACAAATTATACAACCACCAGGATCAGTACCATTACTATCTACACAAGTTTGTACCCAAGGAATAGTACTTGTATATTGACCATTTACTTCAGAATCAAAAAGATTTGGATTAAAGTAATCTAGACTAGTAGGATCAGTATCAATATAATCAACATTGATTTCCATAACCCTAGAAGGATTGATACTATCATCCCAATATATATTATAAGTACAAGTACTTAAAGATCTTGATACACCAATTACTAAATTTTCTAATTGAAAACTAAGACAAGGATCACTTACTAAAGGATCATATCTACAAGTTCCTTCTTTAAATAAACCTATTTCACAATTACCATATCCATCAGTAGAAAATATTACCCACTTATCAGTAATAATATGTATAGTTCCAATAACAATATTTGTTATATCTACACATTTTAAATTAGCTGGTTCATTACCTAGTTTACCTAAGTCACCAGTAACAGAATTATTAATTGCATTTCTAGCCTGGGTCCATTCATTTGAGGGCAAATGAAAGTCATTGACATCTTCATTTAAAGCTTTGTCAAAAGTCCTTGGTTGTGAATTAGGTGTAGTATCTTGTTCTTGTGCCATTAGAATCTGTTCATTTGATTATTAACATTAATATTATAACCTTGATTCCAAGGGTAAGATTTAAATGGTTCATAGTATTTAGCATACATTGCTTTTCTATTAGCTTCCCATACTTGTTTCATCTCTGCAAAGTTAGGAGTATTTACAATACTTTTAGCATAATTTCTTGCAACTTTTAATCTTTGTTCAACTAAATTTAATTTAGCTGTAACAGGTTCATCATTCATTAATAAGTTTTCAAGAATTCTTTGCTTAACTGCATACTCATAATACTCATTAATTTCTGGATGATCTGGTACTAACAAGTTACCATCTTCATCTTCTAATTGTCCTTGATAAGTAATATATACTTTACCATTTTCAAAATTAGTAAATAAGAAACCATCTCTGATCCAAGCTTCTTCTGCAGATCTAGCATATAAATTAGGACAATCACAATCAATACTTTGAGCATTGTTAATCATTCTTAATGGCCATAATCTTTTATAAGTTCTTTCTTGAGATTTAACTACTTGAACAAGTTCATAAGTATCACCTTTACAATTTATTTGTATTTTAGGTTTAACACAGTATTGAGTCTCAGGAGGATTAACACATGCAGCAGGACTTGATGCACAATTACATCCACCACAAGCAGTTCCACAAGTTTGACAATTAACTGATCCATCAGTACAAGGACTAATTATATCAGGTGTTTGTCTATATGTTGGAGTAAGTCTAACTTCCTCAATATGAGTACCTTGACTAACTGGTTCATGTATAGTAACTTCATCACAAATTAATGCATAGTTTAATACAAAAAAATCATCTGGTAATTTTACTCTATTCTTTTTAACATCAAGCATGACTTCTTTAGTCATCATGATTCTTAAACCTAAATCATAAGTAACTCTCTTAGCAACCTTGATAAGTTGTTGAGGTTCAATCATGTTCTGTAAAGACAAGTTTTGAAAATCAACTTGAACATCATCAAGTAGTTGATCAAAGGTTCTATATTTTATAGTATAATTATATGACATGACTTTTAGGTTCTAAGTGGGTTTTGATTATCATCATTATTTTCAATAGGTACTTGCATTAACATTCCTAAATCTTTCATTACAAATTGTTCTATTTCAGCAAACAAGTATTCTGGTATATGAGTATCACTATCTTGTCTTGGCATACAAACATCACCATCACATAAATACATCTGAATACTCTCAGCCCATAATCCTTCAATAGAAACAGCTTCCCAAACTATATTAGGAAAATATAAGTAACCACCTAAATACCAATAGTATGAATTTTTATTGTATTTGTAAGATGGTAAGTTAGCCATATTTGTATATGTACTTGGGTAAGTTTTGTAACACTGAATAGATCCATCAATAGAACTGATAGTTCTAAACAAAGGACCATAAGCTCCTTCTAATACTGTTGGCAATTTATCTTTAGTTCTCATGATAGTACAGTTAGTCTTGATACCACCACAACAAGCTTCAATCTTATCTATCTCAATAAGTTCAACACAAGGAAGTTTTTCAAATAAACTTTGAAACCTCATAATCTTGTTTTCATTATCTTGTCTTCTAATTAAAGACTTTGCATACTTTAATACTAAAGAATATAGAAACCTGTCTGTAAGAAAGGCATCTTCTTTGACACCCTTTACAATGTTTCTTAATCTTGATACTGTATCCCCAATTGTAGTCATGTTGTATTAATTTAAATCAAATTCATTATATAAAGAATCAACAACATAATTTTCAGCTATGTTTTTGAACCAATCATTTTTAAGAGCATTTCTTAAATACTTAGTTATATGCTTACCATTCTCAACTTGAATAAAGATCTTCCACTTTTCAGGATAAACTTTTGCTACTCCTCTTTTAAATTCTCTTACTCCAGTGAAAGACCACAGATCTCTATGTTTAAACTTATATTTTGCAGCATAATTAGTATAGAAGATTTTAGCTAGGAAATTATCTGATTCAAAGTTTCTATGTCTTAATCTAGTATCATTTTTTATAGAACCACCAAAATCAGTATTATACTTCTTTGGACTAAAACAAGTACCTATAAATAAAAAACCTAAACTTTCAGGTAACTCAACACCATCTCTATTATTTATAGCATGATTCCATAATTTAGAATGAAAAGAATTAAGAATTTTTCTTACATCAGCTATGTCCAAGTTTTTATATTGAGGATGCTTTTCTACAAACTCAGCTACAAACTTTTTATTTAGCACTGTATGAACCTTTTCTCTACATCTTGGTGCATTAAGATCAGGCTTCTTGAATTCTTTCATAATCATATCACCTATAAATATACAAAATATTTTTCAAATTTTAAAGATAAACTTTTATTATCTGTTATGCAACTCCTATATAGTAAAAACCCCCAGTATATATTTAACTGGGGGCTCACTTGTTAGATCACGTTTAAACCAACAAACCGTGATATTACAATATTTTTAGCAAGAACCTATATCAGTAATAGTAAGAGTAAGATTATTGACAGCATAAGTTAATGAATCTTTTACCATACATATATCTAAAGGAAGACTTGCAAATGTTATAGGTAAAACAGTAAATTCTCTTGTTGTACAGTTTATATAATATAATGTACCTACAGGCATTGCACCTGTAACCACACCTGTAATTCTATAAGTATTACAAGTATAACAACAAAGATTTGTAGGTGTAACATCATAGTCAGTTACAATACCTGCTGGCATATTAGATATACCACATAAGTTAATAACTTGGCCGGCTACTAATTGTGTAGCTGGTCTTACTGTTCCATTACAGTTTAAACCTAAATCAGCAGAAGATAGATCAAGAACTAAGTCTGTTGTATTACTTAATCTATAACCAGTACAAGTTGGTGTTGGTGTATAAATTACTTCAAAAGGAACTCTATCAACAAGACTACCTTCTTCATTACAACTAGCTTGAATGTATCCTTCAAAAATTACAGGATCACAACTTTCTGGATCAACCATTACTGAAACAATTGTTGAACACATGTTTCCTCCACCTACACATGTAACTATATTAGTACAAGCATAAGTACCTGGAGTTATTAAGTTTTGAACTCTCCAACACACTCTGTGTTGACCTGCATAATTTGCTATAAATTCTACATTTATTGTTGCTGGTGTTAACATATTTTTTTATTTTAAGTTAGTGAACAAGGTACATAGCATAAACATCCACTTTGTGCAGCTGTTAAGAAAGTAATATAAGTATCTACACTAGATATAATAGTAGCTTCTGGGCGGCATTGAACTACAAAACCTGTATTCAAGAATGCTATTAATATTAAAGATTTATCAGCTTCAGTTAAAGTTGCTGGTAAATTAGTTAAGAAGTTGGAAACTATACACATATCAGTTAAGCCAGTAAAAGTAGATTCTTCTACAACACCAGCTGTATTTAATATAGTAGTTATTTGAGTAGGGAACTGATCTTTAACTTGTTGCATACACTCATTAAAGTTAGTACCACAACAATTAGTTATAGGTGGTACAGCAGCAAAAGCAGCTGCTAATGTAAGAACTAAAGGCTCAGGACTTGTACTCATAGCAATAATACTAGCATCAACTTCTATACAACAAGGAGGTGTACAAGTTAAACTATATACTGAAGTATAATATAAAGCATAAGTTGAAGCAGATGCTAAAACATATCTATTTGTTGTTGTACAATCAGGACAACAGAAATTACAATTAGTTAAAAACTCACCATTATTTAAAGCAGTTTCAATTATAGTTATAACACCAGCTGCTGTAGGAGGACTAAGTTCTTCAATATTAATGTTTACTTTATCAAAAAAGTTTGTTAAAGGATTAACACAAATATCTGCTTTTGTTGTAAAAGAAAAAGTAGGACAAACATTAGTTGTAGCTCCTGCTGCATTCTTTGAAACAATCTTCCAGTAGTAAGTAGTATTTGGTAATAAAGGATAAAGAGGAGTATAAGTAGTTAAGATTTGACCTAATGAAACTAAAGGTAATGTTACACTACTAGTTCCAAAATACACATCATAAGATGTTGCACCGGCTACCATGTTCCAAGTTAAAGTTTGATCATAAGCAATATTTGTAGCAGCATTTGCTGGTACAGCTAAGCTTGGACATTCAAGACATAAAAAAGGAGTAAGTTGTAAAGCTAAGCTTTCAATAACTTCTTCTACAGTCAGACCACTTTCAATATTCATACATGCAATCTCAGCTCCAGTATAATATACACATTTGCTATCAAATGTTTCATTACATGGACTTGGGTCAGGGCATGATGGTAAATCAGCAGGACAATAATTTGGGGTTGTTAGACCTTGTGGAATACATCCGCAATCTCCATCACAACTATTTGTACAACTTGTGCAGCTCATATTTTTATTTTTTAAAGGGTTGTTTCTACTGTAAATGCACATGTAGTTATTACATTTGCTATATCTATTGTAACTCTAAGTTTGTATGTTGTTGCTGTAGTCAATCCTACAAATGAACCAGTATAATTATTTACACCAGTTGATATAAATGATTGACTTGAAAGAATTCCTAAACCTAAACTATCCCATAACTCAACTGTATAAGTTTGAGTATTTGCATCACTTGTAAAGGCAAAGCCAATAGTAGTTACTGCTGGTGTATAAGTTACTACAGGACAAGATCCTTGATTTACAATAGTATAAGATAATACAGATTGACATTGAGAACTACTTGCTGTATTAGTAAAATTAGGTTGAGCAAGAATAGATAAATTTGTTAATCCATTTAATAAAGTATTACCTAAAGTAACAGTAAAACCACCTTGTGTATTAAGAATACTAAGTATATCAATGTTAGTTGTTGTTGATGCATTATTAGCATCTGTAATCGTAAATGGAGTTCCTGCATTATAAGTATTTACAAAGCCCATTGGTATAGTTCCATTAACATATATAGTTACTGAGTTTGCATTTGAATCATAAGTTCCAAACATAGTTAAACCTATACTTGAACATACACTAGGAATATAATTATTTACAATGTTTTGTACTGCTAATCTCATATCAGAAAGGGTAACCCATATATTACTAATAGTGTCAGATTCATTTTGAACTGTACTAACAAATCCAGGTAAAGCACTCATTACTGTTAAAGGATTAGCTAATGAAGGTGAATTTGCTAAACCTGCAGGTTGTTGACCTACACTAGTAAATATTTGATTAGGTGTTCCTGTAGCAGTTCTTAACTGACAAAATTGTTGTTCTAAAGAAGCTAATACTAAAGTGATAGTTGTACTAACTTGAGGTAATACACATACTGGAGTTATAGTTGGTATTACAAATACTGGAGCTGGAGCAAGTTCTAATGCTGTAATTCTAGCATTGTATTGTATCAATGTACCTTGAATAGCTGTGATAGTTGTTACTAAACTGTTTACTTTATTACCAATAGCTATTACATAATCAGTAAGAGGCATCATAGTAACTAAGTCACCAAATTGATTAGTATAATAAAATACTGGTGCAATAGGAACTATAGTGTCCCCTGGTAGAGAATAAGATTGTAATGAAGCAGTTTTAGCTGAAGTACCCATAACAACGGGTGTAGTTCCACAAGGGTAACAATCATCCTTACAACCAGAACAATCTTGTATAAAACAAATCTTGTTTATTACTAATTGCATTAAAGCTTTAAAGTCTGCAGGATTACAAGGACCTGAACCAAAACAACCAAGATCATAATTATCTAAGTTGAATGTATCCATTACAATACAAAGTTCAGTAGCCATTTTATAAACTACATCTGTAATTGAGTCTCCTTTACAAAGAGAAATACATGCAATGTCTGGACCTTGCCATACAACACAATTTGATGATGTATTAGTACATCCTGATTTATCTAGATTTAAAGGTTTCATATTCTTATTTTATAGTTAATATACATAAATTATTTCTTATTTGCAATCTTTTAAGGTAAACATTCACAAGAGCTATTAAAAGTGTACTGAATTGGTAAAGGAGAAACACTAGTAGCCCAAGGTGTACCAATTGCACACACAGTTATACTATTTGTAACAGTTAAATAAATTATATCTCCATTACAGTTTTTATAAGCAAAGTCACAACTTTCTCCAGAAGCTCCTACTAATTCAATATATACACATCTACAAGCAATATTACTTATACACGGTACATCATCACAATTCCCTTCAAGAGCAACATCTATATTTATAGTACTTACAATAGGAATTGTTCTAGAGCAAAGAAGATACCAAGTTTTACCACGAATTGGACTAATTGTAACTGCATTTCCATAACAGTCAGTTGATGTTGCACTTGTTCCAAATGATTGAGCATTGTTATATAATGAATAACAATAACAAGGTATAGGTAATGGTGGTGGTGGAAATGGAGGATCACAAGTTTCATCACCACAAGTTCCAGTAGCAGAAATTACTAAAGGCTCTACATCATAATTAACAGGAGGAAATAAAGCACAGAATTGTACAGCATCTGTTATTGTACTTGTTTGTAATTTACAACAACAATCTATATAAACAATAGTAATAGGAGACTCTGGTGCAGCTACTGAATAACAGTTGCAGTCAACAGGAGTTAATTCAACAATTACTTCTCCACTAACAAATACAGGAGCTCCACAAAGTGTGTCTATATAAGATGAAGTAATGATTGGTGGATAACAAGTTGCACCTAATATAAATGTAGCACTAACCAAACAAGGTTTTTTACAAGTACATACTGTAGATTTACATAATTCTGGGTCTGTTAATAGTTCAAAGTCTAAACCTTGTTTTTTAATATCCCACTGATCAAGATCATTATCACAACATACTGTAACTCCATATCTTTTTATAATCATTTGATTATAAACTTGTAATGCAAAAGTACAGTTTACTCTTTCAATATACTCAGTAGTAAGACATGAGTTAGTACTAAAGTATCCGGGTTTAATTCTTCTTGAATGTAAAACAAAAGGATCTGGAGTTGGTGGTACAGGTAAACAATCTAAACAAGTTTCAAATTCTGTAATGGCTCCATTAAGACAAATACTATTATTACAAGTAATAGACAAAGTAACCAACCAACATGTGTCTCCACAGCCTTCAATCTTAATTACTAAATCAAGATAAGCACTTAAATCATCACATACAATAAATGGATCAACTACATCTTGACAGTCAGTTAATAAATAACATACTGGAGGTGGTGGTAAACAAGTAAGACAAGTTGCTGTAATAGGACCCAGTGTTACAAGTTCAATAGCACCATCACATGATGTAGCTTCTGATATTGTAAAACATACACAGTCTAGTAATTCAGGTATTATGATTACACCACATGGAAAAACATCCATACATGGTCCACAGTTATCATAAACATAACCACCAACTAAGTCAAGAAGACCCATTGATGTACCAACAGTTGTAAATTTTGTAACTGTCCAACAATTATTACCTAATATAGGTAAAGTAATTATTTGGTCTATGTAAGCTTCTAATGTATTTGATACAATAAGAATATCTAAAGGATCACAACAATTTATAAGATTGTATTGAGATATGCCAGGATCTTCAATTATTATATCAATTGGTACTCCTGTATTAATGCCTGTAGGGGTAGGATCAGGTAAGTCACTAGGGCAAACCTTTATTACTTGACCTAATGATAAACTTAGATCATTACTTACTACAAAAGATATTCCACTGTCTGTACACTCATCTGTTAATAAATAACAAGGAGACACAGAAGCTGCACAAGATGTACAATCAGCAAAAGACTCAATCAATGTTACAACTAAAGCTCCTTCACAACTAAGAGCTATATCTGTTACTAATAAACAACCTGGTATTTCATTAAGGCTAACAGTTAACCCAACATAAGTTGACAAATCAGCACTAACAATATAATTTGCTCCTGTAACACAATCAGTTAAATTATAACAACAAGGTGAACCCGGAACTTGTGTAATTTGTGTACAAACAATACCATCACATGTAGACAATAAATAACCTGGAGGACATGTATAACCACTTGTTTCACCTACATCAAAGAAAGATACAGGATTAGGTGGTAATAAATTCTTAGTACTAAATACAATATAAGGTGCTAAATCAAATTGAGTGTTAACAGCTAGTATTTCAGTAGGTGTAGCATTATATATTTCTGCTCCGAATCCTGCAAAAAGATTATCATTATAACCTTCAAGAGTTATTATGTTTGTTCCAGCATTTAAAGTAAGTGGTATAATATGCCATACAGTAAAAGCAAAAGAACTATAAACATCAAAGTTAACAGTTAATACACCATTAACACTAAATCTCATTCTGTTATCAGCAGCAAGTCCTATACAATAAGTTTTTGTTTCAGGTACTACTACACAAACACTAAAACCTATCCATTCTTCAATAGGTAACCAACCACCAGCTGTTGTCCATACAGCAACATCAATTAATCTTTGTTGCCATAAAGGATAATAACTAGGAAATGGAAACTGATTTGTAGCAGTAAGTATTGTTCCTGCACCATTATTATCATAAAGAGCAGAACCTACTTGAGCAATAGGAAGAGTTTTTGCTGTTATATCTTCATATATATTAGCACCATAAGTTCCGGCTGATACTGAAACTTCTCCTGGCCCAACTTGATATATAGTAGGAGTAGCTGTAGCTGCAACAGTTAATATTTGTTGACAAGTTACACCATCAGGTAATAATACATATCCTTCGGGACAACCACAACCTGGTGTACAATCACATAAAGTTATATTACTAACAATAATTGAATCAGTACATAATATTGCATCAAAAGTACCTACTACAGTAAAACATTCTCCAGGATATTCTTCTACTGCAATATTGGATCCTATATAACTTGATAAATCAGTTATTACAGAAATTGGTCCTATTGTACCATCACAATTAGTTATACTAAAACAAGGATAAAGACATTGAGAACAAGTATTAAAAGTACTAACTACAGTAACAGCAACTGGAGAAATAGGAGTTAATGTTTCTTCATGAGTATAACAAGTTCCAACTTGCCCAGTAAGTGATAAAACAGGAACAGCCACATATCCACTTAAATCAGTATTTGTGTATATTACATCTGTACCTGGAAAACACTCTGTTAATTTATAGTAAGTGGGCATCTCTATATGTTTTAGTAGTTACTTTGGTTTCTGATATATTATATTTTTATTTGGTACTGCATTAGGTACAGTAGTCCCTGCTAACTTAGCAGATTTTAATTTAATTTCATAGGCAGCTAAACAGATGCTGCATGCATTTTTACCATCAGTAGCTACTCTTTTTTGACAGCCACATGATAATTTACTTCCACAATTTAAACAGTTCATAGTTGGTTTATTTTTAGTTTAACAGGTTTTACAGGAAGAACTACAAGACATCTTATCTAATAATTTGACAGCATATCTATATAATTCCATTCCTCTATTTGGATCTCTACAATCTTCTACATAAGCTTTAGCAGCTAATAAGTATTGTTGTATTAATCTGATTTGATTTAATTTATCTTTAATATTTGCTGGAGGATCACAGGCTCCTAGCTGTAAGTCACAGTAAACTGCTTTAATTTTAGTATTAGCACATGTAATACGCAAGTGATTATATTCAACATATACAAGATCTTTTGGCTCAACACTATATTTTATAATATATATTCCATCAGGAACATCATAAAATACTGTACCACAATCAGTTGTTTGTAACTCTAAATCACAAGCAGTAATATTTAAGCTAAACCCAGGAGTTACCGAAGGTGTAGAAAAGTTCACAGGATGCATAAATCCTGGAGCTGTAATTTGTAATAGAGGACATGTAACAGGAATACCAGTAGAATAGACACTTGTGTCTACTACTCTTAGTATACATTTGTTCATTGTATCAGGTATTTCTAAACTTAGAATATGTTTTGACATAATTTTTTATATTACAAATATACAAAAAAAAAGGGAAGAAGTTAATCTCCTTCCCTCTTTTATTAAAAGTTAATTATTTATTATAGACCTGCATCAGGAATTACCACACATGGTACACAAGATTCAGTTTCTAATTCAACACAGTCAACACAAGAATCTAACCAGTAACCTAAGAATTGGTCTAACAATGCATTGTCAGTTGAAGGTACTACTATCTCTAATAAGTAACGGTCATTGTCAAATACACCAGTTGGGTTATTAAATCTTGGTACACTATGTAATAAGAAGTATCTTACATATAATGCATTTCTGTCAACAGAGTTCAAGATATCAAAACCTTGAGTGATCTCTCTAATACGTATATCAGAGTGGAAGAAGTTTTGTAAGTAAGATTCAGCTTTAATTAAATCTCTTACTACTTGCTCACCAAAGCCCATTCCTTGTAATCCTAAACAATCTGTGTAAACACAAATTCCTTCAAATACACATGGATCTCCTGTGTAATCAACCATTGAAGCATAAACCTTAATTGGTTCTTTTTCAAAGAAGTCAGTTACTTGGAAAGAACAGTTACCAAACTTAGTCTCTACAAAAGCACCATATAAACGTAAACCTGCACATAAGCCCGGTACATGTCCTGGAGATACATAAGAATCCCACCATTGAGTAGATAAAACTGGAGTTAAAGTACCATCTAATGTAACAGTAGTTCCTGGAGCATACCAAGCAACACCTGCTTCATCAAATACTACTGGAGCAACAAATCCTTTTAAGTAGTTGTTGATTACTAAAGCTTTAGCCCATTCAATCATTACTAAAGTTGAATCAACTGCAGTTGGAACTACACCTGAACAACATCCTGTATAAGCAGATAATGTTTGGTAAGCATTGTGATTAAGTACACGTAATACTGGAGAACCTTTAACATCAATTCTTAAGTAGTAAGTTTCACCACATAAAAATTCAAAACAACAAGTTGCATCAGTAGTACCACCTTGAAAATTGTTAGGGTCTAAACCACCAGCAGAAGTTTGAGGAGTGTTACCTACTGAAACTACAGTTTGTGTAGGAATACAAGTAGTTACTTTGTATGCACGTTGTACATACTTAGGATTGATTACTTTAGACTTGTTAGTCTCTTTGTAACCACCATGAAAAGGACCAATTTTATCATTAGCTAATAAAGAAGAACTAGCTAAGATTAATGGACAACATCCATAAGTAGTTAAACTTGGGTTGATTGATTGATAATTTTTATCAAAAAATCCAAAGTAACCTGGAGATAATGTTGATAATGTAGCAGTAGTTGTACCTGCTGTACTGATAAATCCACCTGTTGAGTATGGATTAGTCACTGATTCTGGCCCAATTGCCATGTTTCTAGTTGCACCTGTTCCTAAGAACATCTTGGTAAATGCGTGATTAAAATAAGCCATTTTGTTTTTTGTTTTAGTTTATGAATAAAAAGTTAATACTAATATATGTAATTATTTTTGATTATACAAATTTATTTTAAGAAAAGTAATTTATACTTACCTGAATTTATTGTAGACTTAATAGTATCTAAGTCATTAACAATTTCAGAATAAGGCATTTTAGCTTGTAAGCCATCTACCATCTTAGTTATATCTCTTAAATATTCAATAGCTTCTGCTACACTGTTTAATGTTTTAGGTGCTACTTCAGTATAACTAAGTAACTTTTCTGAAGCTCCTTGAAAACTTTCAGCTAAATCATCAGCATGATCAGGTAATGCATCATACAATTCATTCAAAGCTTTATGAGCAGCATAAGATCCTGTACTAGTTATCTTTAAATGTAATTTATGAATAGATGTTGAAGCATTCAGTAATTCAGATACACAAGCTGATACCATAGAATCTAATGATCCAGTAGAAGGTGCACTGTAGCTTTTTGTAGCTGACCCACTATCTCTTTTTAAAAATCTTGATTTCTCTTCCATTATTTCTTTTTTATATTTTAATTATTGTTTTCTACTGCTTGAGTCATTCTTTGATACTGGTTCATAGATTCAATATCTCCAGCTAATATCTTAACTGCTTCATCTACAAATAGTTCTACTAAATCATCTTTAAATTCAGATGGTACATCAACAGTAGAAGTTATTCCTGTATAAGGATTAGCTACTCCTGCAATTTGAATATAAGTTGGTTGTCTATAATAATGCAATCTTGATTCAGTTATGTCAAATAAGTTATTAGTATATAACTGAACTTGATTATTAGAAACAGTTGCAAAAGTTTCACCCCACTCATAGCTTGGTTGCTTATTCTTATCTCTAAGAAGTTCATCCACATTGGCAACTTCACCTAGATATACAACCATAATTTTTGGAGTAGGACAACAGTTTTGAGCAGCTTTAACAGAGACTCTTTTCCACTGTAAGTAATTGGCAGGAAAGTTAGTACTCTCATAATAAGTTTGCTTGTTATTAAGAGTTAACAATGTTGAACCCAATAATATTTGCAAATCATCTATTCTTCTAGTAGACTGTTCATCACCTTCTTTACTCATATTAGTACCATGAAGATTTCTCCGGCACCAATCTACTTGACCCTTATTAAAAGCTTCAATAATCTGCCAAGCTTCTATGTTATCATAATCGTTTGAGGCCAACTTGTTCAACCTCTGTTTCACTTTGATTAATATAGTTGAATTTAACATTTACTATTATTTTTTCTTAGTTTTTACTGCACCACCTGTTTTCTTAACATCTTTTTTAACTCCAGCAAATTCTTTCTTTCCAATAAGTGGAATTTTTCTTTTACTCATATAAGAAACATCTGATGTATCAGTTAAACCAGCTTTAGCTGCACCAGCTTGATCAGGTTTCCATTTAGCTTCTTTTCCTGCTTTTATTTTTTCAGCAGCAGTTATTATAACACCTACTTGAGCTTTTTTTAATATTTTCTTTGCCATGTTATTTTTTCTTTTTAGCCTTAGCTTTTGGGTTAAAAAATTCTTGCATTACTTCAACTCTAGGTTGTTTCTTTTTTTTATTATTGTCCTCTACATTTTTATTGTAGATACCAATCATCTTCTTATCAGTAGATAAGACAGATTTACCTTTTACACTTGATGTCTTTTTCATAGTTTTTATTTTATATTAATTTCTCCTCCTAGTACAAGTTTTAACTACTAACATTTCCATTTTTTTCTTGCTAATCTTAATCTACTGTTTGGATCTTTTGCAGCTTTAGGAAACTTAGCCATTTGCCCTGCAGATCTAGCACAAAAAGATTTTTTTCTAGAACCTCCTTCAGGCTGTGGAGCTTTAAGGTTTGATCCTGGATTAGCTTTATTATAAGAAGCTCTGCCTTTAGCATTTAAACCTCCACTAGGAGACTTACCTTCTTTTCTTGTCCAAGCTGGAGTCTTTGCCATTATTTCTTAGTTTTAGCTTTAATATTTTTTTCTTGTTTAAGCATTTCTTTAGAAGGAGCTTTACCAGAACCTTTGTTGGCTCGGATATTGTCCCATAAACCTCTTTGAGAGGTGCTACCATCTTTTCTTTTAATCATCTGTTTAGCCATACTATTTCTTTTTAGCCATTTTTTTGAAAGTCATAGCCAAAGCTTTTCTCTTTGGAGTACAAGTGGCTTTAGTCATTGGAGTACAATAACCTTTATGAGCAGGATTAACTGCTTTTTGAATCCACTTTTTGTCTTTCTTTTCAGCAGCCATTACTATTTCTTTTTAGTTGAACCACCCATTTTTTTCTTAGCACCTGCAATTTTATCTGCAAATGTTACTTTATTATAAGGAGGTGCTAATTTAGCAAACTTAGAAATTGCTCCACCTTTTTTAGCAACAATAGGTCTAGTTACAGTTGGAATAACAGCCTTTTTTGAAACAGCATCTGGAGCATAAGTTCCACTTGGACCAGAAGTTCCTTTAACAGCTTTTGATGGACCAGCATAACCTGATTTACGAGTATACACAGCCTCACCTGTAGGATTTGTAATACTAGTTTTTCTGTAGTTAGGATTTTGTGCTACATCCATATTTATTTGCTTAGCTTTTATAGTGTTAGCTGGAGTTGAATCACTACCTCCATAATTTTTTTTAACTAATTTTTTTACTACTTTCTTTGCCATGTTTTTATTTTTTATAGATTAACACTTAGACTTTTTAGAACCACCCATTTTCATCTTCATAGGTACAGCTCTTTTTGGAGAAGTACTTTTAGGACCTTCAAATTTAACACTTGCTTTTTTTGCAACTGTTGCAGGTTTGTTAGGTTTTTTATTACCAGTAGCTACAGTAGCTGCAGTAGCTTTAGGATTTGCAGATTTCATTGTTCCAGCCATGTTTTCTTATTTTTTTAATTTACCATTAGGTACATCACATGCAGCAATGTTCATGCCTCCAGTGTACTTTGTAGGGTTAGTTACTACTATAGGGTATGCATTCATACCTCCTTTGTATCTTGTAGGAGTTGTTACTACTACAGGAAAAGTGTTTGCGGTTTTCATTTGTCCAGCCATGATATTTATTTTTTAGTTTTAATTATTAATATTATGCATTCCAATATCTCTCAACTGTTTTAGTTAACTGTAATAGAATACTGTCATTTAAAGGATTCTTTAAAAACTCTATACAGTCAGCTGCATTTCTTCCCATTAGTGCACTTGTCTCAGTATGGTAAATAAAACCATCAGACTTAGCAATAATGAATTTGTAATAAGTTGAATCTTTAACCAAAGCTTTAATTTTTAATGTTTCCATATCTAAATTACAAGCATCAATAAACTGTTGTGCAGCTCTCTTGATATTTGATTCAACACCTTCTCCTCTGATATACTTATCCATGTTATCATAAACAACATCATTAGGAGTAGATTTCTTATATTGAACACTATTAGCATCTACAGCTTTTGCTACATAGAATAACTTGTTTTGATTCTTATCAAATAACTTAGTAAGTTCAGAGACAGCTTTGTTTCTTAATTTACTAACTTCAGTTTTAGTAGAAACTGTATCAACAAATTTATCTAAATAAAACTTAGGAGCTACTGATCTACTTCTTGCATCATCAAAACTTTTTGAGATTAAAGAGAAACCACCATTTTCAATTGCATAAATCTTAATAAGATCTAATGCATCTTTAGTAGGATCTAAGTATAATGGTTCATTACCACATCTGATAGTTAGCTTACTCCAAAAATCATCATTGTTAGGTTGTAACAAAACAACTTTATTCCAAAAATCAGGATCTTCAGGATTAACCATATTTGCAGCTAACTCTCTTTCAAGTTCTGATACAACTTTTCTGATTTCTTTAACTTTTGCTTCTCTCTCTTCTGGATCTTTAATTAGTTTTACTTCAGGAGCAAATTCATTTAATCCTGTTAAGTATCTCTTAATTCCATTTCTTTCTATACATGCTAATTGTTCTTCATGAAATACCCCATCAAACAAAGCCATGCCATATTTTTCAAGGCCTAGATTAGATTTGTTAGGGTCAAAGAACGGTTTAACAGATATACTGCCAGTTTTTGCTGTTTCAGCTAATGATACAATTGAATAACTCATGTGTTGGTTTTTTTTGTTGGTTTATATTTATGTAAATGTACTATTTAAATAGTTATATTACTATTTGTAAGATAATTATTTATTTAGTATGGAAGATTAATATCAACTTTGTAAAATCTTATTTCTATAAAATTATCATTAAGTAAATCAGAAAGTACAACAGGTGTTGCTGAAAGATCAGCTGTTTTAAGATCATAAACATAATCACTTACTTTTCTATATCCTGCTTGATACCAAGGTTGATTTAAACCTGCTGGAACAAATACAGCATTACCTGGAGTAACAAAGCTAAATAAAGTAGGATCAAAAGTAATTCTATAATGACCCGCTGCTATTATTTCAACAGATGATATAACATCAGAAATAATACCTGCTGGATCATCCGCAATGGTTCTATAACAACCAATACAAGCTGCTTCATTACAATTATTCCAACAACCAGTTCCATCAGGTTCCTTTCCACAATAATGATTACAACTAGCACCTCCACCTGCAATAGAATATTCAAGTTGAGGATTCTCACCTGAAGAATACTTAAATTTAGCTAAAAGACCTACATATTGAACAGAATTATCTAAACCTCCAGATATTCTATTAACTTCATCTATTACTTGATTAACTTGTGCTATTTTTACTAAACCATTATCTCCAATTTGTTTTCTAAAGTTAAAGATTGTTTTTGTAAGAGCTGTAAATTTTTCCATGATCTTTTTTTTTATTTTTAGTTTATAATTTAGTTAGTCCCATATATGAGTTGCGAGCTCAACAAAAGTCTTACACTTAATATGGGAGGAAGTACATGTGGCCAGGATGTTTATAACCCTGGCCTTGTACAAGTTTGACTAGAATGATCCTCCAGTGATTGGGTTTCTCATTACAATCTTTAACACCTTAGTTGGATCTTTAACCCAAATAGCTGGCATTGTTTGTGTCATCATTACACGGTATCCATTGAAGTTACCATTTGATTGGAACCCTTGAGTTCTTCCCATGTAATCCATAGTACCATTTTGGTAGAACCATTTTAATTGGTTATCCCAAGATAATTTTAACATAAAGATGTTATCATTTCCTGTATCAGTGATATCAAATATAACAAATGAGTAAGAACTTAATGGGTTACCATCAATAATTGGGTTCTCAATATCATTAGTATGTAAGTTATCAAATGCTGGATTTAATACAAACTTCACATTTGCTAAGAATGGAATCACATAAGATGTGAAAGCAAATCCAAAGTTTAAGTCCATTCCTTGACCAGAGATAGCACCAATACCATTGTTGCTTGCAGCTTGGATTACTAAACCAGAGTTAACAGCTTCACGCTTGATAGCCTCATTTACTAATCTCATACCACCCATACCTGTTTGAACAATTAATTGTCTCTTAGGATCTGGACCTTGGAATTCAACACGACCTGCATAGAAGTTATATAATTCACTTCTGAACAATTCTAAGCTGAAACTAGATTTGTTATATACTCTCTTGTAAGAGTTATCTAACTGTTTCCATAAACCTACAGATAATCTCATATCATCTGGACCATCTTGCTTAATTCTACCACCATGACCCCACATTAAGTAAGTTTCAATGTCAGTAGCAATTTTAGTTAAGTGAGCAGATTCCATGCTAGTTAAGAAAGTTCTTGTTAAAGTACCATTTCCTACTGCACGCTTCATGTAGTCTTTACCCATTTTAGATGCAACATCTTCAATTTTAGAAATAGAAGGATCTACATTCTTATCAAAGTTTCTCCAGATCTCAGTTACAGGAACTGTACCATCTGCATTCATTCCACCTTTTAACATTAAGTCAGCTCTTGAAGAGATTGAATAATGTACATGAGCTTCAGCACCACCTACAAAGTTATAGAATTCACGGAACCCTGATCTAGTTTGAATATCAGAGAATCTTTCTCCATACTCACCTCTAGCAGAACCTTTTCTAAATAACTTAGTTTGAGGAACTAAATACTTGTTCTCTAAAAACTTGTAGTTATCATTGTTTACTAATTGTACAGTGTAGATAAAACCATCACCCATTGGTAAGATATCATCAGCTGTAATGTACATCTCAACACCATTGTATTTGTCATAAGTGATGATATCACCATGTCCAAATTCTCTTTTGTTGATTTTGATTTTGAAGGTTGTACCATCAATACCTTTAGTAGCATTTCCTGACTCAATATCTTCCATGATATATGGTAAATCTTGAGATACTGGAGTTTGCCATTTGTACTCACCACGTGCATTATCTACATTGATGATGTTCTTACCACCAAAAGATGATAATTGGTAAAGAGGCATCTCTACTTTTTGAGACATAGCCCAAATGTCCACTGGACCTAAATCCATTGGTTCTGCATCTTTTAACATGTTTACTAAGTGGTAAGAATCCACATGAGAACTAGCTTGGTAGTTTGTATCACGTAGGAATATACCATTGTTTAATACTGGAGTTGACATTTTTTTTGTTTTTTTGTTTTTAGTTTATACTTATTAATTTATTTGTTTGTTTATCTTTTAAAGAAGCTGCCACCTGTAGGTCTTGCAACTCCTGTTGTTTTTCTTTTTTCTTGAGAATCATGATCTTCACTTCCTACACCTGAAGTAATTTTATTACTTTGTTCAGTTTTAAGTTGTCTTACTGTTTTTTCTACAGCTTCTTTTTTCCCACCTTCTTTTACTTTACTTCTGTATCCTTCAGGATCAGATAATAACCAAAGAGCTTCACTAATCAATTCATGATTTGGTTCTGCATATTGGTACTTTTCTAGTAGATGGCCTAATAAATTTGTAGCTCTACCAGACATTGATGGATAATTAGCTTGAGTTAAACCAGCAAATAAAGTATTCTGAGTTTTCTTATCAAGTTTTAATCCATTTAATTCACCTGGTGAAAGAGCTTTATAAATATTATCTGTATACTTCTGAGCCTGAGCTTGTTGCTGTTTTCTCATTTGCTCTTGTTGCTGTATTTGTCTAGCAACAATTTGCTCCTGCATAGCATCTAACTTAGGTTTAAATTGATTAGCTTTAGCTTCTAATTTAGCTCCATCTTTATACTCTTCAATTTCAGCTTCAATTTCATCAGCATCACCAAATTGTGTAGCATGTAAATAGCTTCTAACAATTTGTTCTTGGCTAGTTTCATCTTTAGTATCTAACTCTCTAATTTCTTCTACTGCTGCTAAAGATCTAAATAAACTTTTTAGATCAGTACCACCATTAGCTACATAGTGAGCAGCTACTTGAAGTTCATTAGGTAAAGATTCAAAGAACTCAGCAGATACATCTTCTTTAGTTTTTGTAGCTTTTTCATTTGTATTAGCTTCAAATAACTCTTCAAAATCTTTAAGACTATATTTAGTTACATCTTCTTCACCATCAAAAGGAGTTAATAAACCTTTCTCAATTAACTTGTTAGTTAATTCTACTAGGCCATTATGTCTACCACCTTTTTTAGTAGTTTCTGTAGACTCTTCAGAATTGTCATCAAGAATACTTTCAAAGTCTTCTTTGCTGATTTTTTCTTTAGGCTTACTAGTCTCTTCTGAAGTAGAAGCATCTCCTTCATCTTCAGCTTTTGAGCTGGTGTCAGATGTATTTTCATCATCATCATCATTATTGTCAAGGAACGATAAGTCTACATTCTCCTTCCTAGAAAAGAGGCTAGGCTTTTGTTCAGTTTTAGTTTGTGGTACAGTGATGTTTTCAGCACCAGGTGTACCTAACAGTTCATCAAGATTGATATCAACTTCATTAACTGTTGTGTTATCTTTGTTTGTCATATTGGGTTGGTTTAATATTATAATATAAGCAAATTTACAGAAATAAACTTTAAAAATTAAGATTTTTCTACACTGCCTATTAAAATAAATGGCAGTATATGGCTATCCCCTATTTTTTCTTTTTATCACTTTTGCTTTTCACATCAAATTTATTTTTATTTTCTCTAGCTATATCCATATCCATTTGCTTCATTCTCATATCTGCTTGCATTTTTTCTCTTTCAATTTGAGCTTTCTCTCTATCATTAGTCATTCTATTTGACTCTTTAGAGCTTTGTAAGTTCATAGTATCTTGAAATTGTTCAGACTTTTGAATTTGGGCAAGAGAATCCATATAATCAGATTGCTTGTTTTCATTAATATCCTGCATAGCACCAAAGCCTGCAGACTTAATCTCAGCAACAAGGATATCTTTTCTTCTATCTTTCTCAGCCTCTTGCATTTTAGAATCAAGATCAAGTTGTTTTTCTTGAAGTCTAGTTTGCATTTCTTGCTGTTGCATTTCTTGTTCATGCTGCATTTGCTCTTGTCTTTGTTCTGTAGACTTTCTTTCAATAGATTTTAAAGCATTTGTAAGCTCTCCTAAAGATTCAGTTTGCATAATATTACCAAGATCATAGATAGAAGCACCAGCTGTGTTATTAGATACAGCTAAGTTTTTCATTTGTTCTAGTATAGCTCTTTGATTAGCTTTAGTTGTACAGTAAATGTTTATGTCTCTAAGTAACAAGTCAGTACCATTCATCTCAAAATTAACCTTCTCATCTGTAGAACTCATGTATTGAAGTCTTAATGATGGTTTCTTTGAATGATAGTATTGAGCTAAGTCAGTTCTCATTTGGTGTACTCTTGGCATTAGGTAATCTGAATGCTGCATAAAGTATACTTCTGTTTGAGCATAAGAACCAGCCATAGCTTGTTCTACTCCTTTAGCTGTATCAGTTTGACCTATTTGTTGTCCAAGTCTCTGAGGAGTGATCCCTATCACTTCAAAGCACTGTTGTTTAAAATAGTTAGCCATTTGAATCCTAGATAACATTCTTTGAGTTTGCTCTAAGTTCATTACTTGAAAATGTTGGAAGTTTAAAGCATTCTCTGTATTGTTAATACTTGTATCAAGTGGTAACATTTGAAAGTTCTTCATTGCAACATAAGCTTTGGCCAAGTTATTCTTACCCCAGTCTTCACCTAATGAATGTTGAGGTAATGCATTTTGATCTAACATAATTACAGTACCTAATTCATCTACTAGGATATCTGCAATTTGATTATTAACAATGTTGTACCCTATTTGAAAAGGCTTCATTAAATCTACCATAGAAGTAGATCTTGTATTTCTATCATTAAATACAGCTCCTTCTACAGGAAGTTTACAACCATAAAGAGTATTATCTCCTTTAAATTGGAACTTTAATGGCCCAATAGTATTTCTATCAACACCTAAGTACATAGGATTAATACCACCTGGGTTGTTCATACCCCAAAAAGATGGATGATTAGGTCCAATTTTTACACCACCCCAAACTTGATTAATCCATACCCAATCAATATGCTCACCAAAGATTAAGTTATCTTTAGTTTTATTCTTGATTAATGTAGTATCATAAATAGGTTTATCAGTGATCTTATATTCTTCTCCAATGATGTCAGTTATTACTTCACCTTCTTCATTAATTTTAGTTAAGTGTCCAACTTTTCTTTGAGATTTCCAATATGCTGTAGTTGCTCTTAATAAAAAAGCTGCACCCATAGGAGCATAATCTTCATTCTCTGACATGATCCAGTTAACAATATCTCCACCATTGTAGATAAAGTTATCATACATAGATACAAATTGTCTGTAGGCTAAGCCCGGCATGTTAGTATTAAACTCATGAGACTTAGTAGCATCATAGTAAGATCCATCATTTTGGTAACCTTGTAATGGATAACCTGCAGATCTTACAGGATAAATTGCTTCTATTGACTCTAACTGTTCTTGAGTCATCAAGTAACCATACTTATCAATAACATCAGCAATAGTTAACATTTCAATTTTACCTACCCAGTTTCCTTGAGATATATATCTTGCATCAGGTGACTTATGATAGAATGTAGTTACAGGATTCCATAACTCTACGTCATAATCATCTTCATTCATCTTCATGTGCCAGAACTCACGGTCAGTAATAAGCATATCTCTAAACCCTCTTTCCTCAAGTTCATCCATTCTAAATCTATCTTCATCAATCTTAAACTGATGAGTAGCCCATTGTTCACATAAGCTTTTATAACTTTTATCAAAAAAGTTTTGTATTTCTGGTAAAGATTTAAGAGCTTCTGGAGAAGTTTGTTGTTGCATTTGTTGTTGAACTTCAGGATCTTCCGGATCCATACCTTGATCTATCATCTTAGCCATAAGCTTTTGTTCAGCTTTTTGCATTAAGACTTGTTCAATTTGTGATCTTTTTTCTTCAAGCATCTCATTATGAGAGTACTCATCTACACCACGGAAGGTAATCTTAGTATTTCTTTTAGCAAACTCAGCAACTAGTACATTAACCACATTTGGGATAATAGGATAGAACTTAAGCTCTAAAGCACTAGCATCTTCTTGAGCTAAAGAGTCAACTATGTCTCTCATCTCATTGTCAGCTTCTACAAGATAATCAGTTTTATCAATAGTACCTTTAGCTAGTTTGTAGTTTTTCATTAACCTTCTAGCATTTCTTCTGATCTGTTTAAGGCCATTCCACTCTAACCAGTCAAGATTCCAGGCTGTCCACTCAGGATTTTTATCTTTCTTTGATAAAAACTGCAGAGGCTGTGTAATAGAACCCATTCTATTATACTCGGCTTTCTTGCCTGACTTCATCTGCATTGCATTAAGAACTTGCATATTTTTTTATTTTAAATTTTTAAATGGTGTTCTTGGTGGTCTTCTATCACTTCCTCCAGAATTCTTTCCCATATGTCTGAAAGGGCTGTTAGTAAATTTATACAAATTTTTTGAATTATCCAAGCTTTTTTTACCTGTATCTTCAAATCTTTTCATTACTCCTCTGTTTGCTTCTTGCACTTTTGCAAAAGCAATTAATGCTCCTAGTGCAATTAACCTATCCACATTGAGTCCATCTCTATAATGTTGCATTTCTACCATAGCCATTATATCAGGAATTCTCTCAATGCCATATATAGTTTTATATATCTTTCCATCTTCTCCAACTTCGGTATCTAGTTCTTCTCTACAGAAATCTACAAGATAAGGAAGCATGTGAGCTCTAAATATACTACCTGTATTTCTCCAACCATATTCTTGATATGTAGAATTAACATACTCAATATCTTTTCTAAAGGTCATCTGGTCTTTAGGAACCAGATACTTCTGTTTTTTCTTTTTAACCATATGAGTGATAAATCCAGGAACATTGCTTTCAACTAATGTCCAAGCATTATACCACTCAATGATATGTTCTAACCTTTCATGTGTCTTATTAACATCATCAAACCTTCCACACCAAGAAGCTACAATCTTATCTTGTTCTACATGAGTAGTTACTTCATGAGCATCTTTTCTAGTTACTTCAACTGGAATCTTATATACATAAATTGAACACAAAGAGTCTGAACTAGTAGTCTTACCTTGAGCCACCGGGTCAATAGAAGCATAATAAGTTCCCCATTTAGCATCTTTAATAGGCCTCTCATAAACTACAATCACACCTGTTTTATCTTCAGTATTCTTAGTAATAGGAAATTCAGTAATAGGAATCTTTCTACTTTTTTCTGCAACAAAACTACCATCAGCATTCTTGTTAAGATCTATAAACTCTGTTACATAATCTTTTTCTTCAATTCTCCTCTTTTGAGCAGCAACCAGATGACTAGGAAATATGGATACAGTTCTTGTAGCAAAAGCCTCTTCAATATTTCTAGGATGCTGAGACAACTCTAATTGATATTCTTCCGGAGCTAAATCTTTTTTCTTTCTATCAAAGTATTCATCTAGCATTTTTAAAGCTTCCTCTACTTGAGAATTACCAAACTCATCCACACATGGTGGCATTGACCATTGCTCAGGAATAAATAAGCCAGATCTACCAAAGGTATCTTTAGCATCAAGCAAGTTAGACTCTACATAAAATATATCATTAGCTTCTGGATGTAAGATCATCTTTCTTAATGGATCACATTGATCAAGATCACCCACTGAACCTGCTGCAATAAATGTACCTGTTGTAATCATACCAGATTTTAAAGCTGGCTTCATATATCCAAAAGTCTCATTCATCTTAGGAGCAATTCCAGCCTCTTCATGAAAGAAGTAAGTACACGGCCCACCTACACCTGCAGTTGCATCTTTCTCAAAAGATGTTCCTTTAAGCACACCTTTCAAACCTTTATTAGTTTTTCTATTTTGGCCAGGTACTGAAGTCTCAATTTGCTGTTGCCAATCAAGAACTTTTCCTGGATTCATAGGTCTATACCAAGCAGTATTATCATCCAAGAAGTTTCTGTATTCATTTAAGAATCTCCAAGTATCATTTACATATGTCTTAAGACTAGCTCCTATTTTTAAAATAGGTGTTTCTTCAAACCATATAGCATTAATAAGTTTAGCTGCATGAAAGTATGAAGAAGCAATCTGTCTTTTCTTTAGGATAGCCACATGCTTATAAAATAATTCTGCTAAGACTTCATACAAAGCCATATGATACTGAGCATCTCTAATATCAGGAAAAGAAAACTTTCGTATTTCTTTATTGTTAATTGGTAGGAAGTTGAGCCACATATAGTACTCTCTAGTGAGGTACCAAGTTTTTCCTTTATTCTTGTAGATAACTCCTTTTCTACATCTGGTTTTTTGTTCATCCCAATAAGTAATATAATCTTTACTCTTTACAGGAGCAGCTACATAAAATTTAAAATCATTATATTTATTAGCTTCTTCTCTAAAGACAATAGAAGTTTCATCAAACTCATATTTACCCGGTTCTTTAAATACAGACAATACAAAGTCTCTAAACTCAGTTCTAGTTGAAAAACTTGTAGTAGTCCATGTACCATTATCCCAGGTAGGTATATCAGTATAGAAGAACTTATCCATTAATTAATTTTTTAATTTTCTTGGCATCTCCACCAGTTTTATGGATTATGTCAATCAATGTATTATAGTTTTTTGAACTTAATACATTTTCTAATTCTCCATTAAAGTACTGGCTACTCTCATCTCTTCTGAAAGCATTCCAAACTTTAGTATAAGGGTTATAATGAAATAACCAGTCATATAAGTTTTCCATAGTATTTTCTTTATTGATCATAAGCTAAAGAGCCTCCACCTCTTGTTCTAGTTTGTTGTTCATCTTGTAAATCTTTATATACTCCTTTGTAAGATTGTCTTACAGAGTCAAAATCTTTTGCTATTCTTAGTAAAGCTGTAGCAGATCCATCTCTACCAAAAGTAGGTTTAGTCTCAGCCATTACCTGGGCCATGTTATCTAATGCTATCTTAATACCTACATAAGCTCTTGAAGTAGGAGACTCATGTAATTCTTTACATCTTTTTAATGCTTCCATAATTAAGTCATCTTCACAAAAGAAATTAGCATTTACATCTTTAAGTATTGTTTCTTCTTTCTCTTCTTCAGGCATATTAAAATAAGGATTAAGATCCTCATTAGGACATGTCATATAAAATAAATAAGCATATATGGCCATATGATCTTCAGGGTATTCATCCATTACATCCTTAAGAAACTTTATTGTGTAACAATGTTCAGTAGGTATAATCACTCCATTACTTAAATCAAACAGTTTTATCATTTTTTATTTTATTTAGTTTAGTACAGAACAAGTCTTCTTTTATAGTATCTACAAATTCAAATTTAGCATAAGTTATACACTTACCATCTTTGTCTTTTTCTATACAAATTTTTAGTTCATCTTTCCAAAAATTCAAGTGTTGAAACTCATCATTGCTCATTAGTAATCTTTTTTATTTTTTTAGGTTTAGGTAATACTTTGCTTTTGTAAATATAATCAAATTCACCATAAGTTACATCTAAACATAAGCTTAAACCTGACTCTAGGATAATTACTGTATAAGGTTCTTTTTCTCCATCAGTATCTAAAGATTCTCTATAATAACTAATATCAAAAATATTAAATGAGCATCTTGCAAATTGTAAATGCTCTATACCAAGATCTTCTTTCATCTTGCTATTCTCCATTACTAAATTAAATTCTACTATCTCTTTCATATTATTTTTTATTATCATTTAACCAATTGATCATTGCAATAACTTCAGACTTCATATAAGGTGTTTCATATGGTACAACAGTTTTAACTATTGGATTACCTTCAGAATTTTTTAAAGGAATTGGGTTACCAAATTTATCTTCACCCTCTTTCTCAAAAATTACATGATGTAACATAAGTTTACCTGCTTTATATCTTGGGTTATGCTTTAACATAATATACATATAAATACTTAATTGTAAGGCATAATGATTATAGTTACAATCATCAAGATGAGCTAGAGGTCCAGACATCTTAACTGATTTACCTTCCCAGTTTACAAAGCTTGCTACCTTTATTTCTTTGTTAGTTTTGTAGTCAATGATATCTATAACATCCTTAACAACTTCTACTCTATCTGATTGGCCACATACTCCTGCAGATTTTAAAAATACAAAATGCTCTGGATAGATTCCTTCAGTAAGTCTTTGTACAGGAGCTTTCTTAATTTTACCCTCCCATATTGGTTTGATAATAGGGATATTTATCCCCTGTCTTTGTATAGTATCAATACTCATAAGATCAGATTCTCTTTGATCATGATACCAAGATCCAGCTGTTATAGCTCTATCAGTTTCACTTAACCAATGACCCTTTATTTCTTCAGGATCTAAACCATACCACTTAGATTTCTTATTCTTAGAAGACTTAATTGCTTGAGCAGCAGCATCAAACTTTTGTTTGAACATTGCCACAAAACTAGTTACACTAGTCCATTCTATTCTATCATCAGGATCAAGACTTTGATACTTATGATTTTCTGCTTGAAATATTACTGACATGTTAAGTTTATTTAAAAAATTTTGATATTAATTGTGCTATATAAACAGGTATGCAAAGTATAGTAGTTATGATTGGTTTAAATAATAAAGCCACAACTATTAAGATAACTAAACTCATAATGTTTCAATTTTCCATCTAGGACCATCAGGATGTGCACACTCTGATTCAAGTGATCTTAGTTTCATAGATAAACTACAGCCACATGCTGAACAACAAGGCTGTGTTCCTACTAGCATACATGAAGTTCCTACAGTATCCATAAGAGGACAACCATCACAGATCTTCTTCCTCTTGTTGTATATTACTTCTATTGGATCTTTCTTGAAGATCTTGTTCTTGAACCCCTCCCATATTAGGGCTTTGTTCTTCCATATTGTTTTCAAGTTTATCATTTTTTCTCTTTTCTTTTTTGTTGGTTAATCTATTATCTTCTACTGCTTTAAGTTCTTTAATAGTTTTTATTTTTTCTACTTTATCTTTAATGTCTTGTGCCATTTTATACTTAGAGAAATTACCTTCAATTCTTCCTAGTATTTGTTCATAGTGCTCTACTGCTTCATCTAACTTCCAATGCTTTACTTTAAAAGTTCCCAAACTGGGAATATTTATACTTGGATATGTTAAATCACTGATCTCTTTTCTTACACGTGTCCAATAAAAGTCTAATATTGAACATATCAATTCTTCTGAATAACCTGTATCTTCAGCAGTTGCTTTTCTAAAATCCTTAGCTTTCTTGGGTATCAATGCAGTAAAGTTTATAATCTAATAATATGTTACCTTCAGTTTGAATCTTAAGATCTTTGTTTAGCTCAATTGTTTTATTATGACCTAATCCATCTTTACTAATAATATTATAGTTAGCCAACTTAGCCAGTGAATTTCTTACTGTCTGAGGTGTTTTAAATATTGTCTTAGTATGAGATAGAGTTGATTCTTTATCCTTGTTTTCAGGAGCACAACAAGCATTACAAAAATCTGATAACTCTGCTTTTACATTGAGACCAAGAAGAGTAAGACAGTTAAGCTCAGAATCACTTATTGTTATTTTGTTTATATAACAATAGGTAATTATCTGAAACTTAATAATCTCATCTAAGGCCATAGAGACCTTCTTGTCTACTTTATTAACTTTTGCCATGTTGGTTTAATTGACTAATTTAATTAAGCTTTCTTTAATTTTCTTTCTTTAGGTTCTTCAGTAGGAGGTGCAGGTGTTTCTGAAGGTTCTTCTTCCTCTTCTTCTTGTTGAGGTGCAGCCATCTGAGCTTGTCTCATGATCATGGTCATTCTCTTAACTCTTTGTTCTTCAATATCAGCTAACATAGTTTCATATGCTAACTGAGCTTTGAGTACATAGACTTGTTTCTCATAGTATTTTACTAGATTAGTTCTTCTTTGCTCCAGTTGTTCTGGGGTAAGATTCTCTACTGTCTCTTGGTTGGTTTCTTCTGACATTGGTTTAAATTTTAAAAGTTATATGCAAATATACTTTAAAGTTTTAAACTTTCAAAATTTATTTTACTTAATTTTCATCTTCATCATCAGATTCTTCTTCAGGTTCTGGATCATCAGGTAAAACTTCTGGTAAGAAAAGCTCCTCTAAAGGACTCCTTGCAAAGCTTTCAGCCCAAGCACTGTATACAGTTTTGTATTCTGTATTAAATAATTCTACAAACTTATCTATAGAATAAGATCCATATAAGTGATCTCCATCACTTAAAAATATTTTAATACATCTAACCGGGTTATCTCCATCAAACAATACATACTCTCTAAAAGAAGTAACCTTTACTGCATTAAGATCTATATAATAATCAAACCTATACCAGCTACCATCTATAGGCTCAGTTCTTTCTACTCCATCCATGAAATATTGTCTTTCATGTTTATCAAAGATTCTTATTTTAAACAGGAAGGTCATAATATATGATTATTATGTATTCTATAATTATTTACAATAGCTACTCCATTGTTCATTTTAATATGTGCAAAACCTACATTCCATATAGTATGTGCAAAAGGCATATACTGAGGATTAAGATCACACAAGCATCCTACAGAATAAACCTTAGTAAGGTTGTTGTTTAAGTCAGTTTCAATATTTTCATGAGTTTTATGCTTATCTCCTGCAATAGCATTTGCTCTTGCTCTCATCCATAAAGCTCTGGCCGGGTTAATTCCACCTGCACCTCTAAACTCATTACCATGAATAACATTTAAATCTCCAAATTTAGATAAGGTTTCATTCTCAATCCAAATAATTTTATGCTCAGCAAGCTTTAATATAACAGGTAATTCAAACTCAGGACAGCCCATAATTTCTGGAGCTTTTCTCATAAGTAATCTTAACCATCTTCTTTCATGGTTTCCTTCTTTATAATAAATAGTTGCTTTAGGAAAGATCTCTCTTAACTGTGTAAAAAACTCTTGAGCTACTTGGAACTCTTCTGTTATCATAGCATTGTTAGGAAGCTTCTCATGAGAGCTGGCACCATACATATCCAGTATATCACCATTTAACCATACACAGTCTACATCATTATCAACACCATATTTAATAGCCAGGTTTAAAGCCATATCATCTTGGTAAGGTAAGTGTATATCACTAAGAAATAAAATGTTTTTTATACTTGTGGGTAAGGTGAATATTTTAAGTTTGGTAGAATTGTTCTTAAGTTTAATCTCTGAATTTCTTGTATCATAATTCAAAGGTTTTGCAAATTCAGTAACTTTAAGATTATTTTTACCTCCACTATGATGTCTATATCTTCTTATAAGTCCTCTAGCTGATTCAAAGTTTAAAAAATGTTCTTTGTTTTCATTATACATTTTTTTAGCTAATGTATAATCTTTTACTTCAGGATGTTTTTTTAAATACTTTTCTGCTATTTTTTGAATTGAACTTTTTTTTACTTCTGGCTCTACTGGTTTTTTAACGGGCATAATGTGAGTTTTAAATTATAGTTTAAAATAAGATTTAAAGAACTTAATAAGTAATATTAATAATAATATAGTAGCTGTAATCCAAAACCACCAGAAGGTAAAGCCATCAAACTTATTTCTGTGTTCTAACTCACATATCTTTTTAACTGTATTTTCTGTATGACTGTATTTGTCAAGAGTAATTCTATGTTCTAACCATTGTACTCTAGCTTTTAAACTATCTGTTTCACACTCAACTACTAATACATTTCCTACTGATTTAACTGTACTCTTTAATCCGCCTTTAGTTGTTGTCTTACTAAAAGGCTTAAGATTACCAAGTGAATCACAAAGTAGCTTACAAGGGTTTTCTAAATAGATAGGAGTGTTTACTACTGTAGGAATATATATTAAAGAATCTTTATAGACTACTGAGTCTTTCTTTATAACAACAATACTATCTTTTCTTTCACAGTATTTAGATAAAAAATTATCTTTTTGTCTTTTAGTAGCTACACATTGTGTAAAAATTATTACTATTAATACTATAAAAATTTTACTTAGCTTTTTCATCTGTAAAAAAATTAGTTAAAAACTTACCTATTATACCTACTAATAAGGCAGTTCCAATCATAACTTTTAATTCATGATCTGTGTATATTTGTTTTAATTGATCAAAAGCTATCAAGCCTCCTGCACCAAATAGGCCGGCTACAGCCAATAAAGAATCTCCAACTTTTCTCCAGGTCCAGGGAGTTGGCTTTTTATAATTTTTCATTAAGTTCATATTATAAGGATTTAATTAATTCTAATAACTGAGGATGAGGATACATATCAGATTTATCTTTTCTTACATTAGTATGAGTCCATAAACCAGACATACCTTTAACAGCTGCTTGATTAAATTCAAAACAATCTTCATTACCAAGAATTAATTGTAATCCTTGTTTAAGATCAATTTTAGGATGTCTTTTGGCTATATCAAGTAATAAAAGTTTTAAGCTTTCTAATTGTTTAGGTGTATATGCATGCCAATACATATAACCTTTAAAAGGTTTAGTTAATTTAATAACCATCTTAGCAGGTACTATACTCTTTACATAATTATAATAGTTACCATCTTTGCCTAAAACAATAGGTCCATAATTACATACTTCAATAGCAATAGATTTTTTATTTAGAATAGAATTATTAGAAGCTGTAGTACCTAAGTGATGAGCCCAGAATTTATCATCAAAAGCTCTTACTATAACACCATCCCATGCAGTATCTTTAGGATCTCTAGTAGATAATCCACCTATTACATAAGCAGTAGCTACTTTTAAACTTAAGCCGCTTTTAGTTTTATCATGCTCCCAACAAGCTACAGTCCAATCTGGCCTATGGCTTCCGGCAGTATGGTGAATAAATACAGTATCTTTTTCATAGACTTCACTGTAGTATTCATCAGATTCAAGTAAACAATTTTTAATTTCCATAATATTAATCAGACTACATTAATTAATAAATAAACAAACTTGTTTACTTTGTTCTTAAAAAGATCTTGTCAATCTTTTCTTCAATTCTTATTTGTGAATTTTTTACATCAATCACTTGATCTTGAACAGCTTTCATTTGCTCTTGTGTAGCTCCTTGAAATACAGCTGAGTTATTTACTGCATCAGTTAAATCTTTAATATTAGTTTTAACATCATTTATTTGTTCAGTATGTTCTGTAAGAGTAAGGGTGGTTTTAAAATAAAAACCATACCCTACAGATACTGCGGCTATTAAAGCTACTAATATACTAAGTACATTACTGGTTATTGTTGTTTTTCTTAAATGTTTCTCTAGTACTACAGTATCTATTGCCATAAGTAAATTGTTATAAAGGATTCAATCCTATTTTAACTGGTTGACCATTTACAGTAACTTGCAAGTCTGTTATGAATGTACAATTATACTTCTTTAAAATTGGCTCAATTTCTTTAGCACATGCTTCAGCTCTTAACATTTTTGCCTTTTCAATTTCTGCTTGTAATTGTGCTTCATTACTAGATGATGCTGATTCTTCAATTGGTTCTACAGTTGTGATATTTTCCATGTTATTTTTTTTAGTTGGTTTATAAAGCAAATATAATAATTTCTAAGTTATTATCCAAAATTTATTTAAAGTTTTTTAGTTATCAAACATTGTTAAAAAATTACCTGCACTTGGAGAATATGGATAATACCAGTTTATAGTATCTACTAAAACAGCAGTAGGTCCGCAAGCAATAGTTTGACCAAAACCACTATCTATTCTTACTGCATCCGTATTAGTAACTATTTGAGTTGCTAAAGGATTTAAAGTAAATATAGCCCTTACAGTGCTAGATGATGATACAATATTAAGCTTACTACCTGCACCAAATCCAGTAAAGGTTAAAGCTGAATTTACAGTATAAGTATTAGAATCTTTTAATGTTATTGTTCTAATAGTACTCGGAACAACACTTAAAATATTTGTAGTAAATCCACTAGATCCTGCAAATATGACATTTCCAGAACTTCCAAGAGTTAAAGTATTACTAACATTTAATGTTGAATCTAAAGTTATGGTTCCACTAGTTATATTTAGATTAGTAAAAGACATACCAGATGTATTTAAACTGGCCGTACCTGTTATATTAAGAACACCATTTTGAACTATAGTACCTGATATATAAGTTATTTTTCCTGTAAAGTAATTTAAATATGAGGTAGTAGGTGTAGATAAAGTAAATGTACCTGTAGTGTTAATAATTAAATCATTTTCTAGAGTATAATAATAATCAGGAGTTATCCAAGTTCCGGTTCCTGCTATTATTAGTTTAGTTGTACCACTTGATGCAAGAGAAAAGAAACTTCTATAAATAATAATATTATTACCAGTTAAAACTGGTCTACTAAGATTTAAATCATTACAATATAAGTCAGATAATATATTAATAGTTTGTGTAGGACTAATAGTGATATTTTCCCATGTTATAAGTGGTGAAAAATTAACAGTCATAGGTGCTGTAGCCCCTCTAAGATAAAGATAGATATTTCCACTTTTTACTACAGTACCTGAGACATATATCAAACTGTTTCCAATTGCCATTGCTCCTATGATAGTAATAGTTCCACTGCCCGCATCAATTACAACAGGATTATAGATTGTATCAAATACACCATTTCCATTAAAATAGCCAGTTCCTGTTAATTTAATAGTAGTTGTTCCTGATACCTTACAAAACCCCGTATGAATAACATTTTTAGTACAATATACATTATTACCATTCATTTGAACATTAGCACCAGATTGAAATAATAGTAAATTTGATATATACATATTATCTACAAGAGTGATAACAACATTATTTAAAGAAAATGCAAGAAAAGGAATGGCTTTACCATTACTTGTTATACTTGAATTTGCATTAATATTGATATACGTTGTTCCTGTAATAGTCATACTACTACTAAGAGTAATATTACCTGAAACTAATAAAGTAATATTAATTGCAAGAGTAGCAGTATATCCTGTAAGATTAATTGACTTACAGTAACCTACGACACCTACTACTGTTAAATTACCACTAGTACCTGTTGCTACTACATCATCTGCAGCAGTAGGTACTATACCTTCTACCCAAGTTGATGTTGAATTATAAGTTCCCCCCGTATTTGATATTGTCCTTATTGCCATATTATGATTGTTGTGTTGTTACTACACAACCCCATTTAGTTAAAATAGAGTCATATATAAAACCAATTGTTAATATTTTACCTGCAACTGTAGATGTTGGTAATGAAGCTCCCATTTGAACAAAAGATGTACCCCAAGCAATTGTTCTACTTGTACCATTATCTTTTATTCTGAATAACAATTTATCAAAGTTGTTAGGAGATCCTGTTATTGAAATACTAGAAATACCTGTTGCTAAAGCTGTAATACTTACTGCATCATATAAATCTGTATTAATTGCAGGAGTAGCAGTACTAACAATAGTAACAACTCTTGGTAAAATTCTACCTGTTAAAGTTGTAGCAGTAGCATTACCTAAGTTAGGAGTTATTAATGTTGGACTAGTTAATGTTGGACTAGTTCCAAATACTAAAGATCCTGTTCCTGTTTCATCAGTTATTACAGTAGCTAATGCAGCTGAAGTTGTAGTAGCCGTACCAAATTGACTTAAAGAACTATTAGTATTAGCTTTATTATTAAAAATAGTAAAAAATGTACCTGTTAAGTAACCATTTGTAGTACCATTAGCAGCAGGCATTGAAACAGTTCCTGCAGTATTAACTAATGGAGCACTGAATGTATAAATTGGAGGTACAACATATGGTATGTTTAAAGTTCCTCCTAAAGTTAATGAAGCAGGACCTGATCCTGTTGTAGTAACAGTAAGAGCAACTTGTTTATTTGTAAATGTTGTGTAGTCTGTAGAAGTTAAAACACCTCTAGATCCAGCTGAAGCATTTGGAATACTTAAAGTTATTACAGGAGTTGTAGTTCCTGTAGCTACTGTTGAAGATACATCCGCTCCAGTAGTTCCTAAAGTTAAAGCTGCAACAGATGTTACAGTTCCTACTGTCCAAGATCTATTAGCTGATAAATCAAAAGAAGTTCCATTAATAGATAAAGTTCTTGTTGTAGGGACACCTCCTAAACCAGTTAAGCTATAAGTTGGTACTGTAAGGACACCTGTACCTGCAACATAAGTAGATGATCCACTTGTTGGAGCAGTATTAAGAGTAATAGATGCTCTTGCTCTAGCATCAGTATAATATAAATTAGTTAGTTCGGGAACTACACTTGTATTTAATGTTTGAAAAGTTTTATCTCCTCTCCAATATTGAAGAGTAGTTCCTCCTATAATACCCGGTTCTTTATTAAAAAAAGTATTCCAGTTTGCACTTGTCAAATAACCATTAGTTGCACCATTAGCCATAGGCATAGCAAAAAGCCCTGCACCATTATAAGTCATTGGACTAGTTGCTGACAAAGCACTTAAAGAAATACCACCTAAGCCGGCAAGAGTGTATGTAGGAATAGTTAAGACATTATTATTTGGTCCTGTTAATGTAGCTGGAGCACTTGTAGCTGGAGTTAATAAAGTTCCTAAAGCATTTTGTTTACCACTAAAAATACCATGATCTGTAAAAGTTAAATATCCATTATTTATACCAGTAGCTGCAGGCATACTAAAAGCTCCTGTAAGATTATTATAGTTTAAAGGATTTGATGCAGACAAAGCTGTTAATCCTACACCACCTAAACCAGCTAATGTATAAGTTGGGATAGTTAATACAGATCCAACTAATGTAGATGAACCAGAATTTGGTAGAGTATTTAATGATATAGGATTTTGTTTAGCAGTAAAAGTATTCCAGTCACCAAAAGTTAAATAACCATCTTGTGATGTATTAGCTACCAACATTGAAATTGTACCAGTTCCACTATTAAATAATACTGGATTAGTAGCACTGC